AATGCCATCGCTGCTCCAATTGCCTTGGATTGTGATGCCTTCGTGCAGAACGGAGCGACGTTTGTCGGTGACGCTGCCTTCCCGATAGGGCGGCACGAAGGGTTTGCCTGGGGCTTTGGGGAGATCGTCAAAGGCCTCGACGGGTGATGGTGTCAGGGTGGCTTTGGGCGCAGGCATGGGGGTGTCCGGCTCAGTGCTGGATAGTTTCGATTTGAACTTTGACAGCATGGGATGCGCCCTTTTCTAAAACCATATGGGGCAGATGGGCGAGGAATGACCGTTCGGTCAAGAGCATCGCAGGCCTTCATATCCTTTTGATGGAGAGAAAACATGGCACGAGCCCAAGGGGCGCGGGCGCAAATGGCGCTGGCCTTTGAGACGACCTATGGGGTTCCACCGATGAGTGGGTATACGCAAATCCCCTTCACGAGCACCACGCTGGGGTCTGAGCAACCGCTGCAGACCTCGGAGGTCTTGGGCTATGGGCGTGATCCGCAAGCGCCTGTGAAAGATGCGGTCACGGCGGATGGCACGATCGTTGTGCCCATTGATGTGGAGAGCTTTGGGTTTTGGTTGACGGCGGCCTTTGGGGTGCCTGTCACGAGCGGCGATCAGGCGCCTTTTACCCATGAGTTCCGCTCAGGGTCTTGGGCTTTGCCATCGTTTACGGTGGAGACGGCGATGCCGGAGGTGCCACGCTATGCGCTCTATGCCGGCTGCAAGGTCGATAGCGTGTCGTGGCAGATGGCGCGGTCGGGGCTTTTGACGGCGACGGTCAGTGTGATTGCCCAAGGCGAAGAAGTCTCTGGGAGTTCGTCGGTCGGCACTGTCGAGACGATTGAGCTGAGGCGTTTTGGGCATTTTAACGGAACAATCACCCGCAATGGCCTGGCGATTGGCAATGTCGTCTCTGTTGATCTGACCTATTCCAATACCCTCGATCGGATTGAGACCATTCGCTCGGATGGGAAAATTGATGGGATTGATCCCTCGATTGCGGCGCTGACCGGGAGCATCACGGTTCGCTTTGCAGATCAAACATTGGTCACCCAAGCGATCAATGGTGAGGCTTGCGCGTTGGAGTTCTCCTACGCGCTTCCCACCGGCGAAAGCCTGACCCTGACCGCGCACGCTGTCTACCTGCCGCGTCCCCGGATCGAGATCTCTGGCCCGCAAGGGGTACAGGCCAGTTTTGACTGGCAGGCTGCCAGTGATCCGGTGCTGGGCCGGATGTGCACTGTGACACTGACCAATGATCGCGAGGTATACTGACCATGCTCCGTTTAAATCTCTCCATTGAGCCGCGTTGGCTTGATCTTGGCCATGGAGTCCGCCTGCTGGTGGAGCCCTTGACCACCGCCATCATGCTGGCTGCGCGCGGTGACCCGGCGATTGTTGCTGCAGCAGCGGAAGACGAGGCCGCCACGTCCAATGATGATCTCGCGCGGATTGTGGCCAAAGCCGTTGCCCGCATCGTTGTCAAAGATTGGGAGGGCGTCGGTGATGAGGAGGGCAAACCTCTCGAGGTGACGCCCGAGGGCATTGAGGCACTCTTAGAAATCTGGCCGATCTTTGAGGCCTTCCAGACCAAATACATCGCGGGTGCGCTGATACTGGATGCAGAAAAAAACGTCTGACCGCTCTTGCCGACTGGGAGTTCGGCGGGGGCGGCGGCTATTGCGCGGCCTGTTCCACGATCTGCCCGGACTGTCCGCGTAACCTCCATAAACCGCTGACCCTTGAGGGCTGGCAGGTCTGGGATCTGGTCCAACGTCTAGGAGGTCAGTTGCGCGTCGCAAGCGGGATGAGCGGCAGTGTTATCCTCGGCTGGGATATGACTGCGGCGCTTCAACTTGGCGCGGCTCTTGGGCTCTCACCCCTCATCCTCGCGGAACTTCTGTCGCCCATTGAGGCGGTGATGGTGCGTAAAATCAACGAAACGTCGCAGGCCGAAGCAGGCCTGATCTGACCTCGTCTCTCTCTGGAGCGGGGTCTTATGCTTTGAGGACACTGAGTGATGGCTGACAAACGTGTATCCGTTCGATTGTCTGCGACGGGCGGCCGCCAGGTGCGCTCTGAGTTGGAGGGGGTTGGCGCGTCGGGGGCAAAGGGCTTTGGGCGTCTGTCTCGAGAAATGGATCACGCCAATGCGCGGATAGCGGCTTTTGCCCGTCGTGCAAAACTAGCCGGTTGGGCGGCAGCAACGGCCCTGTCGGCGGCTGTGGTCTCGATGACCCGCTCGACGGTCTCTGCCGCCAATGAAATCTCACAACTCTCCCAAGTGGCCAATGCCAATCCTGAGGTCTTCCAGCGCTGGTCTGCTGCCTCCGCAACGGTTGGCATCGCGCAGGAAAAACTCGCCGATATTTTGAAGGATGTGAACGACCGGGTTGGGGACTTCCTGCAGACGGGTGGTGGCCCGATGGCAGACTTTTTTGAAAACATTGCCCCTCGGGTTGGGGTGACGGCGGATCAGTTTGCGCGTTTGTCCGGCCCGGAGGCTTTGCAGCTTTATGTGGATAGTCTGCAAAAGGCGGGTGTGAACAGCCAAGAGATGACCTTTTATCTTGAGGCCATGGCGTCGGACGCCACACGGCTCATTCCGCTGTTGCAGAATGGCGGTGCAGAAATGACCCGCCTTGGGGCGCAAGCCGAGAGGCTTGGGGCGGTGCTTGATGCGGATGCTCTTGCAGCCTTGCGGCGCTCAGAACTGGCCTTGGTGAGTATTGGTCAGGTCTTCACAGGCCTGCGCAATAAGGTTGCCGTTGCACTCGCACCATCCCTTGAGGCTGTTGCCAATGCTTTTGTGGCACTGGCCTCTGAGACCAGTCCGATTGCCAAGGCCTTTGACGCGGTGCTCGCCCATCTTGATCGGCTGGCCATTTATGCCGGCACCTTTGTTAGTTTTATGGCGGGGCGTTGGGTGGCGGGGATGGCTGCGGCGGCGCTCTCGGTACGGGGTCTGGCCACAACCTTGGTGGTACTCAAAGGGGCGCTCATCCGTACAGGCATTGGGGCGCTGATCGTTGGGGCTGGGGAGTTGGTCTACTGGTTTACCCGGTTGTCCTCGGGCGCGGGTGGCTTTGGGGAGGCCATGGGGCTCTTACAGGATTTGGCCCTTGAGGTGTGGGACCGCCTCACTTTGGGAGCGTGCAGTGTCACTGCGCAGTGGGCTGCGATGTTTTTTGACATGACGCAGGGTGCGGCAGCGAGCCTGGCAGGAGCGATTGAGAGTGTTGTGGACTTTGGCAATGTCACGGCCAATACCTTTGAGGGGGCGCTCTTGGCCATAAAGGAGATCTGGTCACGTTTGCCGGCGGTGATTGGGGATTTGGTCTATCGGGCAGCCAATCGCATGCTGCAGGGCATGGAAGCGATGCTCAATGGGGCCATTGGGCGCATTGATGCCTTCACCGGTAAAATCCGAGAGGCATTGGCGGCAATTGGAGTTGAGACCACCTTCGGCACCATTGGAGAAATCTCTCTGGGCGATATTGCCAACCCCTATGCGCAAGGGGCTGAGGAGGCGGGCCTTGCCGCCTCGGAGGCCTTCCGCAAAGCCTTTGAGGACAATCCCCTGGCGGTTCCGGACTTTGGTTTGGAGGGACTTGCTAGGGAGGCCCAAGCGGCGGCGGATCGATCGCGCGAGGCCGCGCAGGATTTGGCGCAGGGTGCGATGGCCCCTCTGACCTCTTGGCAGGCCTTGAAGGAGGCCGTGACAGGTGCTGGCGATGCGGGATCGTCGGCGCTGGATGAGGCGTCAAGCTCGGCCGATCGGCTCACCTCCGCATTGGGATCTGCTGCCAGCACAGCCGGATCCGCTGGGGCTCAGGTTCTGACCGGATGGCGTGCTGTTAGGGAGGCGCTCACCTCTTATGCCACGGAGGCGTTGAACTGGGGCAAGGGACTTGGCGAAACCCTAACAGGCGCCTTTGGTAGCGCGGAAAGCGCTTTCCGAAGCTTCGTCGAGACTGGCAAGTTCGACTTCAAGGGACTCGTGCGCTCGATTCTGGCCGACCTCGCGGTTCTGTCATTCAAACGCGCGGTCTTGGGCCCGATTGCCTCGGCGCTTTCCGGTGTCTTTGGCGGTGGGTCGGTTGCAGCGGCTGTTTCTCATGCGGGAGGTATCGTTGGGCTGTCTGGGCATAGTCGCTCTGTGCCTGCACTGGCCTTTGCTGCGGCACCTCGGATGCATGCGGGTGGTTGGGCAGGCCTTCGTCCCGACGAGGTGCCAACTATCCTGCAACGCGGAGAGAGGGTCTTATCGCGCAACGACATAGCCCGAGGGGTCGATGGGCCCGCTCCTGTCGCTGTTCACCTCAATGTTGATGCACGTGGCGCACAAATGGGGGTGGCCGAACAAATCACTGCGGTCATACGAAGCGCTCAGCCTGAATTTGAACGCATCGCAATCGCCGCGGTTGGCAATGCGATGCGCAGGGGGCGCATGGCATGAGTACCATAATTGAACTGCCGCGCACTTGGATCACCGCACTCGAGCGCCGATTGGTTTCTGCAACCAGCCAAACGCAGTCTCCTTTCACCGGAACAACCGAGGTGCAAAATTGGGGAGGCGAATGGTGGGAATATGACATTGAATTTGCAACCCAATCTGGCTCCGTAGCCCGCGCGGTCTCCGCAGCACTTACCGCCCTTGGCTCAGGTCAAAACCTACTGCTCCTCGCAGATCCAACCATTATTCCTAAGAGCCTTACTTACACGATCACGCTTGCAGCGGAAGTGACCGGCAGCCACGTGATCCATACCCAAGGTTGGCCCCCTAACCTTCCCGCTATGGCCTCCGGCGATTTTTTCTCAGTCGGAGCCGCACGCGATACACGTTTGCACCAAATTACGTTTGATGCATCAGCAGACAGCAACGGCATTGCAACGTTAACAATCTTTCCAGCCATTCGTGGATCCTTACCTGCAAACACACCCCTCGAAGTCAATCAGCCGCAGGTCCTTTTACGCCCAACCAATCCTGTCCCTACCCGAATTGAGCGGGTCGCCCGCCACCGCTTCACTATGTCAGCTCGAGAGGCCCTATGAGCCGAGACCTATCAGCAACTGTTGCCGAAGCATTAGGCAGCTCCGACCTACGCCCCGCACTCTTTTTTGAAGGAGTATTTCCATCTGGTGTCGTTCGGATTTGGACCGGGCTAGGCTCAATCGATTGGGACAGCAAAAAATGGACCGGTGTTGGCAGCCTCCTCAGCTTTGGGTCTTTAGAGGAAGCCTCTGACGTTGTGGCCTCTGGTACCTCAGTTTCGCTCTCAGGCGTGCCATTAGATCTCGTAGCGCTCGCAATTGAAGAAGCCCGTCAAGGCCAGGCGGGACGTATATGGCTCGCGTTTCTCGCTCAAGATCGCACCGTTCTTGCCGACCCTATGCAGGCGTTTTCGGGACGATTGGATGTCCCGGAACTGCAAGAGGATGGTCAAACGTGTCGGATTACGATCAGCTATGAAAACCGACTGATTGACCTCAGTGCTCCACGCAGTTGGCGTTATACCCATGAAAGTCAGCAAGTTCTTTTCCCAGGCGATCGCGGATTTGAACATGTCACAGCCATTCAAGATCAAGAAGTCACTTGGGGGCGTGGCTAATGGAGCACCCGCGCGTTCCCCATTGGGAAGAGATCTTACAAACAGCTTTTTCTGCTGCAGGTGAACGTCCCTTTGTATGGGGCCACCATGACTGCGCAACCTGGGCTTTTGATCTGCGCCGTGACCTCACACTTGGCCCAGACCATGCCGCCCTTTGGCGCGGTCGATACAGTACACCGATTGGGTCTCAGCGTATCTTGCGTAAGCTTGGGTGGCAAAATTTTGAGGATGGCGCTCGAGCATTGCTGGGAAAGCCGCTCGCAGATCCACGCTTCGCACGACGCGGCGACCTGGTCCTCGGAGGAACTCCCGAAGCCTTTGGTATCGTCTTCGGGGCAAAGGCTGCATTCTTAGCCCCCAAGGGTCTGGTGTACCTGCAGATTTCTGCCTGCCGCCTTGCGTGGAGGACCTGAGAGATGCCACCTGTCGTTCTTGGAGCTGTAGCACTCGGGGGCGCTGCCATCGCCGCAGGAGGTGTGGCAGCCGCCTTTGCCGCAACTGGGCTTGTTGGCTTTGCGGCCTCCTTTGGGGCCTCGATGCTTCTATCGGCTGCGGCTCAGGCGTTAATGCCGACACCCAGCCTCGGACAGATGGAAATGAAGGCGCGCACCGTGACAGTCCGCGAGCCCGTAATGCCAAGAGAGCTCGTTTATGGCCGCGTGCGCAAAGGAGGCGTGATTGTTTTCCTGCATGCTACAGGCACGAAGGATAAAGACCTACACCTTGTCATCGTCTTGGCGGCACATCAGATCAAATCGATTGGGGCGATCTATTTTGAAGGCGAAGAAGCCATTGATGCATTGGGCACACCTCAAGGCAGATGGTCAAACAAACTCTCCGTCGAAAAACGCCTTGGCACCGATGATCAGACAGCCTTTACAGGGTTAATAGAGGCGGCGCCCGAATTTTGGACAGAACATCATCGCTTGGCTGGCTGCGCGGCATTGTATCTGCGCCTCACATATGATCCCGACGTTTTCCCAAGCGGCATTCCAAACATCACCGTCGATGTAGAGGGCAAGGCCGATATCTTAGACCCAAGATCGAACACAGAAATCTACACCGATAATGCCGCGCTCTGTATCGCCGATTACATGTCACATCCTCTCTACGGAATCGGCGCTGAAGTTGGACAAGACGATGGCCTTGATCTCGACAGCCTGATTGAGGCGGCAAACATTTGTGATGAGACGATCTCTCTTGCAAAGGGAGGAACCGAGCCACGCTATACCTGTAACGGCGTCGTATCCCTATCAGAACCTCCAAAAACGATCATTGAGGCGATGCTCACAGCGATGGCAGGTCGAAGCATATGGAGAGCCGGACAGTGGCATCTCCTTGCAGGCGCATATCGGGTTCCAGAGACGACACTGACAGCCGATGATGTCCGCGACGGCGGGATGACACTGACGACGCGGCAAAGTCGCATGTCAAATTTTAATGCTGTGCGTGGGCAATTTGTAAGCCCAGACAACAACTGGCAGCCAGATGACTTTCCGGCCTACGCCAGCGAAGTTTACCGACTGGAGGACAATGGCGAGCAGGTCTGGCGAGATATCTCCCTGCCCTTCACGATTTCCCCATCGATGGCTCAGCGGCTTGCCAAAATTGAATTGGAACGTGCTCGACGGCAAATGACACTCAGGGTCTCTGGAAAATTGAAGGCCTGGCGTGTCGCTGCCGGCGAAACAACCTTTGTCACCTATCCGCGCTGGGGCTTCGGAGGCGCAGAGGGATCACCCGGAAAGCCCTTTGAGATCGAAGGTGTAAGGCTCGACTTAAACCAGGTTGGTCATGGGCCACGCCTGGCACCTGAATTGATGCTGAGAGAAACTTCTCCACGCGTCTATGACTGGGATGCCTCAGAAGAACAGATTTATGAGGCAGCTCCACGTACAACACTGCCTACAGCATTTGATATCGCCCCACCCGGCGCACCGCAAATGTCAGAAGAACTCTATGTGACGCGCGATGGCTCGGCCGTTAAAGTCTTACTTCGCATGACTTGGGAACCGGCGGCCTCAGGCTTTGTGGACACATATCAGGTCGAAACCCGTCAAAATGGCGGGAATTGGATAGATCGTGGCCGCACGACTGGAACGATGATGGAGGTACGGGACATTGAGCCTGGCCAATGGGACGTTCGCATCAAGGCGTTGTCCGTTTTGGGTGTCTCTTCAGTTTGGCGCGACGGCGCAATGGAGGTTATGGGCTTAACCGCTCCCCCGGAAGTTCTATTGGGACTGACGATCCAATCCGCTGGTGGGCTAGCTATCCTCAAATGGCAACGCTCAGTTGATGTGGATGTTCGAGTGGGCGGCAATATCATCATCCGCCACAGCAAAGAGGCCACAGCCAGCTGGGCCAATTCTACGCTTATGGACCGTGTCTCTGGCAGTGAAGCTATTGCGGTCGTGCCGTTAAAACCCGGAACTTATTTATTACGTGCAGAAGACAGTGAGGGCCGCATAGGCCCCGTGACCACGGTCACAACCAAAGGGGTCCAAATTTTAAGCTTCGCACAGTTGAACACTTTGGTAGCGGAGCCTTCGTTTGAGGGATCGAAAACCAATCTCAAAACTGCCAGTGCAACCTTGCAACTTACAAGCAGCCCCAATTCCAACGGGCGCCCAGAGGTGGAAGCTCTTGAAGGTCTCTACAATTTTGCAAGTCGTCTAGACTTTGGAGAACTCAAACGTGTGCGATTGCGCTCAGATATTATGGTCGGAGCAGCCGCTCTGTCCGATTACATTGATGATCGCGTCACCCCTATCGACACTTGGGCAGACTTCGACGGATCTGAGGGAGCGGACATCGACGTTGTCCTTGAGGTGCGCGAAACCGACGACGATCCAACAACATCAAACCCATCTTGGGGGCCATGGGGTCGCATCGACAATAGTGAAATCGAAGCGAGAGCGGTCGAAGCGCGGGCGTGGCTGCGCACGAATGACCCAGCCTTTACGCCAATTGTTTCGGAATTACGGCTGATAGCAGATGAGGTTTCATCGTGACCCAAATTCAAAGTTTCGTGATTATTAACGACAATGGAGCTGCCGTACGCGCTCAGATCAATCAGGTTCTGCTCGCGCTCAGATCGACCAATAGCGGTAGCCTTGAACCGACAGCCACCGCGCCTGGCATGCTCTGGTTGGACACCAGCACCACACCATCGACGCTCAAACTACGTGATGTCACAGATAGCCTATTTGAACCGCTTCTCGACGGAGGTTCATATTGATCGGCCCCTCAACTCGAATTCTGCAATGGGAGGCATCCATGCCGGAACCTGGCTTTTTAGAAACATTGAACAGCCTTTTTGGTGGCGCGCTAACCACGCTGATCGGCGCTTTTACCGGTCGGTTGATGTATCATTCCGGTGAGGTCAAACTGGGTCGCCGACGTTTTTTTGGAAAAGAACTCTTGTGGGAAATCCCCGTCGCGATTGGGATGGCCATCATCGGGGAAGGCATTGCGCGGTATTTAGAGCTTGGCCAACCCGTGAGTACTGGCCTTGTGGCCACCCTCGCCTATCTGGGACCTCGAGGTGCAGAAGCCTTGATGACTTCTTGGTTCAGCCAAAAGAAATAAACTTCACATGATCGCCAGCGCCATTGCGAACCATAAGAACCATAAGAACCATAAGAACCATAAGAACCATAAGAACCATACCCACTTCTCGGCAATGAGCCATCAAAACGAAAGATTGATCATGACCGACATCGCGAGTGTTCTGTCACAAATTTCGCAAGCCTCAGATCCGGTCGAAGCACTTCGATCCGCGATCTTAGAGCAGGATGGAGCCTGGCCAAATGAGAACGCAACTGGCCTCTTCGAAATACAGCTGCATCGTGTCATTGGCCTCGGTCCCTCTCAGCAGGCCGCAGTCGATGACTGGATCGTACAAGCTCGTATTCGGGCAAAAAGCACCCCATAAACCAGCGTTTATCGGCTGAAATCACAAATCCACCTCAAATCCTTTTGACATCCAACACGGCCGCCCTTTCGGGGCGGCTTTTTTGCATGGGAGACTATCATGACACCCTTTGAGATTGCCCTTGGGTACCTCGGAACATCAGAAGCACCCGGCGATGCCAACAACTCAGCTATCATGGCAATGTACCAGAGCGTTGGACAAGATTGGGTCGAACATGACTCCGTCGCCTGGTGCGCCGCCTTTGTCGGACACTGCCTGGAAAAAGCAGGGGTTCGATCGACGCGCAAACTGACCGCTCGGTCTTATCTCACATGGGGCATCTCGGTCGAACTCGCGAACGCACGCCAGGGTGACATTGGCGTCATTCCGCGCGGACGTTCGGCTTGGCAAGGCCACGTCTTTTTTATTGATCGGATCGAGGGCGCCTGGGTGTGGGGTTTGGGCGGAAATCAGTCGGATACCGTATCTATCAAACGGTATCCTGCCTCAAAGCTCTTAGGGATCAGACGAGCTGGCTCTCAGCGTGCGGCGGTATCATTGACGATCGAGGCTGCGCAAACAAAATTACGGGACCTCGGGTATCATGAAGTAGGTCAAATCGATGGAATACTGGGGACACGTACCCGTGCAGCGCTATTAGCGTTTCGAGATGACCATGACTTACCACTCATTCCTATTATTGATACGGCGCTCGAAGAGGCCCTAGCGCTTGCGCGCCCACGCAAAATTGCCCCTTCACGAGCCGAAGGTATCCCTAAACGCAGCCGCATTTTGGCAGCAGCAAATAAGCAAATCGGATTGGGTGCCCTTGGGCTAATCGGATCGATTGGCACACAAATAGTTCCCGTTTTAACCAAGGCGGAAGAGGCCAAAGAAACGGCTGATCGGCTCGTCTCACTCGCGGGCCTTGACGCCTCTCTCACTGGTGCACTTCCGTGGATTGGCGCCGCAGCGTTCGGTGTGATGATGATCCTGGCACTGAGAGCCCGTTCAGCGCGGATAGACGACCACCGATCGGGGCGCACTCCATGAGTGGCCTATTTCGAAATCTATTAGTTCCGATTGGGCGACGTGCGGTGTTTTACGCCCTCGTCCTCTTAGCCGCCCTGACGGCACTTTGGACGGCCGCGCGCCATGGACGCCAAGCCGCAGAGGTTGCCCTGGCTTTACGGCAGGCCAACGCCCGTATCCGAATAATGAAACGCGCAAAGGACATTCGTCATGACACGCAATCTATTGACCGCGCTGACCTTGACCGTCGGGCTGATCGCTGGATGCGGGATTGATCCAAACCACCTCGGGACAGACTGTGCTTGGGCCGAGCCCATTCGGACATCGCGTCAAGATGTCATGAGCGACACCACCCTTTCACAAATCGTTGCACATAATGACCTCGGCGCGCAGCTCTGCGGATGGGAGCCATGATGCCCACAACCACAACTGAAGGCCCTGCCCTTCTTATCGGTTATGGATGGCGACTGCAGATAGAAACGGATGCCGCCATGTTCACCGAAGGTGCACAATATATTGGTCAAATACGTGAACGCCCGAACGCTTCAGAAATATTAGCGACAATCGACAGTGCTACCGGTGGAGCCATAAGGATTAGCGATCAGATCCTCGAACTTTCGCTCCGCCCTGATCAAACAAATGCACTCTCCCCTGGTCGCGTTGTTATGGATCTCGTCCGAATAGACATCGATCCTGATCTTCACCTTGGATTTGTACTGGAAATTCCGGTGGTCTTACCCATTACCCGAGGACTTGGACCGTGACGACACTCACACCTCAAACAGGGCCAATCACTATCACCGCACCAATCAGGACCCGCGTGCTCACAGGGCCAGTGCGGATCCACTTGGCCGGCCAACCAGGACCAGAGGGCATGGTCGGACCACAAGGCGAAAAAGGGGATCAGGGCGCTCCCGGCATCACGATTTTACCCACCGACACCCCAATTAATGGAGGCTTCTTCTGATGGCTAACTCTATCCAATTCAAACGGCGCCAGGCGGGGGCCGCCGGCGCGCCTTCGACGCTGAAATCCGGTGAGGTCGCTCACAATGAAGTTGATGATACACTCTACATTGGCAAAGGCGACGACGGTGCGGGCAACGCTACGGGCATTATACCGCTGGCTGGGCGTGGTGCATTTATCGATATTAATGGATCACAAACGATCGGAGGCACTAAAACCTTTGCTCTTGTTCCCAAGTCTGCCCAAGACGCAACGGGGGCAACAGAGCTCATCCGCAAATCGCAATTCGATCTCAGCCTTTCTCAGAAATCCAATGCCGGCCATGGCCATGCAGTGTCGGATGTCTCAGGGCTTGAAGAAGCTCTAGCGGGCAAGTCCGCAACAGGGCACGGGCACGCGATTGCAGAGGTGACGGGGCTTCAAGAAGAGCTGACCGCGAAAGCTCCGCTGGCGTCTCCAGCTTTAACCGGAACGCCGACGGCGCCCACAGCGGCCGCAAATACAAATACAACGCAGCTTGCGACCACTGCTTTTGTTCAAACAGCGCTTGCGGGCTTTGGGGCGGGCGACATGCTGGCCGCCACCTATGATGCGGATGGAGACGGTAAGGTGGATGCGGCGGAGGTGGCAGATGCTGCGCCTTGGGCTGGCATTACCGGCAAGCCCACGACCTTCGCACCTTCCGCTCACGGACATGGGATCTCTGAGATCACGGGGTTGGAGACCGCCTTAAATGCAAAAGCACCTCTCGCTTCTCCCGTGCTCACGGGGACACCAACGGCTCCGACCGCAGCGCAGGGCACAAACAGCACCCAGCTTGCGACCACGGGCTTCGTGGCCGCCGCAATCGGCGCTTTGATTGATGCCGCACCTGGGGCTCTGAACACGCTCAATGAATTGGCTGCCGCCTTGGGTGATGATCCCAGTTTTGCCAGCACCGTGACCAATGGTTTGGCGTCCAAACTGCAAGCTTCGCTGAACTTGAGTGATCTCACCAATATAGCCACGGCACGCGGCAATTTGGGACTTGGGTCGATGGCCACGCAGGTTGCAACCGATGTGGCCATCACAGGGGGCACGATCACAGGCATTGCGCTTGATGGCGGGACCTTCTGAGCCTGCAACGCGTCACGCTTCACAGTCACTTCCCACTCTTTAACTGACGGCAGCCAAGAGGAGGCCGCATGGCCAGTACAATCACTCACAAGCGTTCCGCGATTGCAGGCAAAGTGCCCACTGTGGCGCAGCTTGCTCTCGGAGAAATCGCGATCAACACGCGCGATGGTAAAATCTACATCAAGCGCGATAATGGTACCGCCCAAGTCCTTGAGATCGGGGCAACGGGGCCGCAGGGTCCGGAAGGACCAGCCGGGCCACAGGGCCCCATCGGTCCTACCCAATTCCCACTAGCGCAGCCCAGCGCCACCACGGGTGCTGTCTACTTCAATCCCAGTGATCAAAAGCTTTACGTCTACAACGGCGACCATTGGGGTGGTGTCCGCTTTACCAACCCCTATCTCAATCTCGTCACAGGGTTAAATAATAACCTCTTCGCCAATGGTGCCGTCCACGGGGATGTAGGGATCGGCTATACGGGCACCACCTATGTTCCGCCCTCGACGAGCGACAACCAAGTGGTGTCCTATCGTTTTACAAACTTACGGGCGACGGGGTCTGTCAACGTGATGGGGACTGTGAGCCCGACCAGCAGTACGGTTTCTGGCAATGACCGCGATATCACCATCACGAAGAATGGGGTCACCATTGCCAGCACAGGCGGTCCTTATGGCCCCTACACGACCGTCGTCGCCACCAGCATTGCTCCAAACGATGTCTTTGAGTGGAAAATCCGTGACGTCTACTGGCGCTACTCGGCCAGTGGCGCCCAAGCCGACAATTGCAAGATCACAACAGGGAGCAGTCTCACATGATGTATCACTGGACAGATGAAACCCATCGCGCTGTGCGGGTTATCGACGACAGTGTCCCTCTCGACGATCAGGCGCCGCGTATCATAACGGATCGGGATCCAGGCTGGGCTAAGCTGCCTTTTGAGGAGGTGCAGCAGGCGCCGATCGACGACTACCTCCTCCTACAGCGAGTTCGGAAAAAACGCGATCTGCTGCTTCAGGAGAGTGATTGGACGCAGCTCATTGACGCACCTGTCGATCGCGAGGCTTGGGCAGACTACAGGCAGGCGCTTAGGGATCTGCCGCAGCAGGATGGGTTTCCGGGGGAGGTGGTGTGGCCTGAGGTGCCGAGTTAATTGTCTCAATGCATGTGAAGTGAACACACCATATAAAATTAAATTATTCACCTAACGCATTGATTTATAAAATTAATATATCCACCTCACCCGATCAGAACTCGACGATATGAAGAAGGTTCAATAACAAGATCTTCACCGGTCCACGTTGCCACCGCTGTCTCCGCTGCGATTTTTGTACCCCAAAATTCGGTAGCCAGAAGGTCCTCAATGAGCTCAGGGATAAAGAATTTTTCTCCTATGCCAGCATCTTCTGGCAATATGTAAAAGCCCCAACTCGAAAGATGCGGTGACGGACGCGCATAGCCTTTAACTTCCTCTATAAGCAACCACTCGTCCTCTTCGTAGTAAGTAGGTGACTTATCGTATTGTTGAAATACCATTCGGTCAGGTACAGAGACGAATTGTCCACTGATGCGATGTCGCAGAATGAGTTCATTAAACCGCAAATCTGGATTTTTCGCCCTCTTTTTGAAGAGGCAAATTAATCCAGCTTGGCTCGCAATATTGACCCTTTTGATATCAAAGGATGTCTCCACATTCCTCAAATTGCCATGCTTACTATTATTATACGTCATTGATTATAAACTCGAAAAATCGGATTGGCCAAATTGATGTAGAGGCAGGTATTGGGTCCAGCTCGAAGTAGGGAAACAATATCGTCTTCAGACAAGACGTCTGTGTTGACTACCTCCTCTGAGCAAAACCGACACTCAAAGTCATCACCGTGCCCAATGCTAAGATCAGAGGTCTCAGCTTTCCTAGGGCATTGAATGCGCTTCAAGGCGACGCCATCACGATCGTAAATAACGTGATCCCTAATCGTTAACACTATACGATATGCCCCCTTCACCCTTCATTTGACCAACTAGAGCCCAAAACGCCCTTCAGTGATCATAAATTATTAAATCACATCCCTAGTTTGCGGCCCAACAATTGAGATGGTGTATACAAAGTCCAGCAATCAATTTCTGAAGAAGTTGTGTCACTAGGCGACCATCATAGAATTCAATTTCTGATGTAGGTCACATAAAAGCCCTTAATGATGCGGTGCTCTTGCAACCGATCACTGAGCGAAAACCCGTCCTTCTTGATCGGCGCCTGGAAAATATCGAGACCGCGGTCCAGCACGATCTTCCACCCAGTATCGGTGACTATGTCGCGCGCATGCGCTGTTCCTGTGCCATCGAACGCCCATGTGAATTCAACGCCCGAGCCGACACAGGCGTCGACGATCGAGTCCAGCAATTCGCGTTGCTTCCCGACATTGCCGTCATCTGGCCCTGTGACGAGGTGAACACTGACCTGGTCCTCGGGCGATTTCCGCCGAATTACCATTTCGACGAATTCCATCATGTTTCGGATTTGATAGAAGTATCGTACATAGGGGTCTGTCACGATGATCTTTGACGCGCCTTCGATGTAAGGACCGAAGAGCCGATCGTAGCTGATACCCTTGCGATCCTCTGTGAAGACATGGTGGCCTTCTTCGAGAACGGGCTTCGCCTCTGCTTTGACGCGACGCGCCGCCTCCAAAGCAGGCCCAGACGTCGCTGCCCCTTCGTCACCTGCAGATGTGGACTCACCGGAACCGGTTGACGTCTCTGACTGTTCCTGCTCCTTGGGATCCAGCGCAGGCTTGAGGTGATAGAAGTGCGGGTATTCTTCCTCCTCGACCGTGGTCACACGGCGCTTGGATCCGTCCGTGCCAAGGTAGTGGAAATCAACCTCGGGATAGGTACTGTCGATGCGAGCCAGTTGATCCTTGACCCGCTTGCGGCTCTCCATTGCAAGGCGCAGCAGTTCTTCGACATCCTCGGCCGTCTCGCCGCCATTCGGGAAGATCAGCTTCAGCAGGCCCGACATCGTCTTGTAGATCGCATCCCGATCCCGCGTCGAAATCTTCTCGCTAATCTTGAAATGCTGGTCCGGCCGGTGCGAGAAATCCTCCTGGCGCAGGTGGCGCAGGATCTCGGCGAGGTAGTCGACGATGAAGCCATATCCCTTGGTGAACATCTCGCCGCGGATCACGTCGATTTCCCAGCCGGGCAGATAGGCATGCAGACGATCGATGAAGGCCGAGTCATGGAACTGCGGCGGCAGAGCCTCGAAGAGGTCGCTGTTTTTCAGCATGAAGGGCACGTTGTGGTCGGTGTTGCCGACAAACGCAAAACTGGCCTCGGCCCCCATCGGGTTCACACCCCGAGAGAAGGTCTTGTTGGCCATATAGTTTTTCATGATGTCGACCAGCGCCTTGTTCGCTGTCTTTTCTCGACCAGCGAACTCATCAAAGGCCACGACATCCCAGTAGCCGACAAGGCCAATGCGCCCGTTCGAGTTGTTCACAAAGAGCTTCGGGATCGTCACCTCGCCACCTGAGATCAGCTGACCATGTGGCGAAAACTCCGAATAGATGTGCGATTTACCGGTCCCTTTGGGCCCAAGCTCAATGATGTTGTAGTTGCGTTCCACGAAGGGGATCAGGCGCATCAACTGCAAGAGCTTCGCCCGACGCCCGAAAGCCTCCGGGTTGAACCCGATGCTTTGCATCAGAAGATCGATCCAATCGTCCGTATTGAAACTGCCCCGCGCCTCCCGGTAACCCTCATAATCGACCTTGGCGATCTGGATGGGCTTGATGGTCTCGAGGATCCACGGCGAAATGCGCGCATCTTCAGAAAACTCATATTGCACATCCGCGATGCACCAGACGCCAGTCACAAGAAGCTTTGGGTGCGCCTTGATCGTGCCGCTGTCGACCGCGACCTTCTTGATCCCGAGGTTGTCGAAGGTCGCCTCGTAGCTGTCGGTCTTCTCGTTCAACGACACGCTGATCTGGTCAATGACCTTGTAGCGCCCCTTTTCCTTGATCGTTGACTGGATGAGCCCCGCTTCGCTGCGGTGGACATAATGCTTGCGCAGGATTTCCTTAACGGTCTCGATGCCAGTCGCGATCGATGCCTCGTCGTCGGTGGCGCAGTACTGCCCCAGGAGATACTCGAGCACATAGGTCGGAACGATCGCGTTCCCCTTGACCGCCTTCACCAGGTCCTTGCGCACGACAAAGCCCGCGAAATGTTCATTGATCCTGGCGTCGAGATCACTCATGGGCCCGCTCCTCAAAAGTCAAAATCTGTTGTAATGCCACGTTTCAACTGGAAGCGATGGCTTGTGTAGTCCTGATAGTGACTTGTCTTGCCCACCCGCTCGCGCAGTTTCAGGAATACGTCTTGGTTGTTGAATTTGTCCGCCTCACGCGACAGCAGGAACTTCCGGGGCATTTCGCGCTCACGGGCGTTCTCAGAGGTGAAATCAAACTGAAGGACATGCTCGTCTGAAATCAGCGTATCGTCGGCTGCATAGATACCCGCAACCAGCTCGCGCGCCTGCATCTTCTCGGAGACCGGTTGCGCTTGGTAGAAGATGACCGCCGTCTGCCCAGACGTGATCTGGCTGCGGCCAGATACGATGATCTGCACCTCAACCTGGTTCACATCCGCCTCGCGCTGTTTTCCGACGCGAATAACCGGGACCACGATTTCCTGCAGCGACGCACCGCCATGGACAAACCGGCTCCCTGACCCTTTGACCCGCAGGCGGTTGATCGAGTTCGGGATCAGGACATCGAGGTCGCCCGTGAGGCCCAGCTTGGCCGAGGTGAACTTCTTCATGCCCGCGGTTTCTTCGAGGCCGCGACCGATGACGAAGCGGCGATTGCGCAGCAGGATTTCTTCGCCCTTAGGATCAGCGACAGCGAAGTCGCTCTCATCAAGCGCTCGGTGCTGATAGAGGAAGCCATGGTCTGCCGTGATCAGGATGTTCGAGAAGTTCGCCGACGTCAGTTTGCGGACAAGCTTGGTCAGTTCTTCGATTGCATCTTCCGCAGCCTTGGGCAGCTGGTCCTCGGTTTGCAGCTTGTCGCCGATCGCGTCGATAAGGTTGTGATAGATGTAAACCACGTCATTGTCACGGAAGAGCTCTTTGCCCTCATCGACCCGCATATCGAGCACATCGCGTGCGGACAGAGCCTTCGCGCGGTCGCCTACACGTCCTGTTGCCAAAAGCTTCTCGCGCGCGGCAAGGCCCTGAGTGCTTTCGCCTCCCGAAAGTACCGAGCCGCTGCCGTCAGATGCAAAAGACAGCTCCCTGTTCGGTAAAAGTGCCGCCATCCCGAGCTGTGTATAGCTGGGTAGCGCGCTGATCATGGGCTTCAGTTCCGCATCAAATCGGTTCAATGCTCGGATCCGGCGTAGGCATTCCTCGGCCACCTCGAAGCGCAGGGCATCCGAGATAATGACCACGACCTTCTGATCTCGACGGCGGAACTCTGCAGCCTGTTCGACATAGAAAGCGCTCTGGCGTGCGTAGCCGGGGATTGTCCAATCGGTCAGTCCGGCAACCTGATCCTGCCAGGCGTCGTTCAGCTTCAAGAGGAAGCTATTGGTGTATCGGTTCTCGACCGCCTCGTAGAGTTCTGAAAGCAGCGAGGCATGGCCGCTCCGCTGCATATGGTAGATGAATTTGCGATAGAGCTGGTCGAGCTTGTACCAGCTGCTAACATACCGCTTCACCCCTTCCGCGGGGCTCGTCATCCCCAGGTTGGCCTCGGCCAGAGCCTGCTGGAATTCGGTGGCAAAGCCGATCGCCTGATAGATGTCCTCATAGGTGCCATACCAATGGCTTTGCCGGCGTTCGCGCACCCATTTCAGCACCTCGGATGCGCTGACGGTTTGGGTCGACATCGCGTGCACCAACTGCCGGATGATGTGGCGGTCGATTTCCTCGAAATGGTCGACGGCCATCACCGCGCGGAAATCACGCTTGGACAAGTCTTCGGGGATCTTCAGCAAGCTCTGATAGCGCGCAGCCAGCGTCTCAAACGCTTCTTCCCAGTGGCGGTTGTTCTTCCAGCGCCGGAAAACCAGAAGCGCCTCGGCGTTCAGCTTACCATCCTCGCCCAGCGCTCGCAGATAGGCCGACTGGAAGAGCGCGATCGCGAAGTCTTCAAGATCAGGCTGGTCCGGCTGATAACCATAAGCATTCCCAACCTGCTTCCAAAACACCTCAGTAAGGCCGGATCGCTCAATGAGCCGCATCGCATCTTCACGGCCCTCTGCTAATTCGCCCAAGAGCGCCTCGACAACCGTATCAAGCCCGCCCTCAGCACCAGCGCAAACCGCCAACATGCGCAGTCGAACCTGCGACTGGGTATCTGCCGCATGCAAAAGCCGTTTCAGCTCCGCCACACGCGCCTTGGAGCGGTAGAACTCCATGTGATCACGCACGACGCTTTCGAACTGTGGCGGCAGGCCCAACTCACCCAGCCAGATGCCAGCTTGATCCGCCTTGAACACCGCCGTTGCCAATTGCAGGTCCAGAAGCCAGTTCGCCGCATTCCCGGGCTCTGGCCCATCATGGAACACCAAAAACTTCGTTTTAGGCTCCTGCCGCAGCATCCGGTGCTTTAACCCGAACTGGTTGTTGGCGATCTCCACCTTGGTCACGCCCGATAGCTCGACGTCGTCGAACTCCCCCCGCATGTCGCGCGCGGCGTCATACCAAAAGACGATGCGATGCTCGTCAAAAAGCCGTTCTAGACTGGCGGTGATCCGATCAGTCATCCTTTGCCTCCAGCCCGGGAATCTTCTTCAGTGCCTCGCCGAATTTCGGATAGTTCGCCTTCACGCCGTCATCGAGGTCGATCTCGATCTTGGCCTGCGCCAACGGGAAGACGACATCGAGCTCCCATTCGTTCAGCTCGTCGATCTGTTTGGCGATCACGGCCATGTCCTTCAGCGCCTTGGTGCGCTGGCCCTGGCTGGCGCTCGGATCGTCAGACAGCTTTTCAAGTCGGCCGCGCTCCGCTTCCAGCTTACTGATGAACTCGCGCAGGTAATCGTTGAGCAGCACGGACACCGTGTCGGGCCGATACCGGTGCATGTAAATGAGCGCGTTGAACGTCCCCTTGGGGCTCGAGAACATCCAGTAGATCGGGCGCTTCTTGTAGCGTTTGACGTGATCGGCGTAGAAATCCTTGGTGAACCACTTGCGGATGTCCTTGCCGAGCGCGTCCTCGATATAGCGCAAGTTCTCTTGGAAATGCGTCTCGCCGAAGGTCACGCGCAGGAACAGGCGGAAGCGTTCGGTGATGTCGTCAGGGAACCAATCGCCGTCAAGCACGGGAATGACGTTGTCCGCGTCCGGCATGAAGCTGGGCTCTGGGATGCGGGCAAGGTAATCTTCCAGCCGCTCGCCCTGATTGGCGAGGATCAGCCCCGGCGCGTCGAGGCTGTAGCGCCCGAACATGCAGCCCACGGCATAATGCAGGAACTCGGCCATGGTGTCGGCGCGCAGGCGGGTTTCGCGCTCACCTTCCGTGCCCTTCACGCCATAGCGATAGGCGGGGTTGCAGGTGAGGGTGATCTCTTCCAGCGGCACCTCGGGGGTCAGCTCGTCCTGCAGACCATAGGCGTCGATGAAGATGCGGTTGTTCTCTTCCTCAAGGGCCTGCATCTCGTCTGTCATGGACTGCCAATGGGCGCGGAGCGTGGCATAGCTCTCCGCCAGCGTCTCGCCACGATGATCGGGCGAGAGCAGCGGGAGCGTGGTGAAATCCCAAGAGGTTTCATAGGCGTCCCAGTCGGATTTCGCCAATTCAACCAAATCAGAAACGGTGGCCCCGCCACTTGAAGGTTCAATAAACGGAAGTTTGGCTATTGTCCCAGAATTGTAGTCCAAGGTGGGCGCAAGGAAGGTGAGCAAGTGATTTGCGACCTTAGAATTTGTCATCGCGATAATGGATCGCCGAATCGCTTCATCTTCGTGAAAAATGCATTGCCCCTTAGTGTCGAATACAAAGCCTGGCTCATTCCACCTCATTGATATGCTGCCAATTGTAAGGGCTGACCAGGTCACAGACGGTTTGAAATAGTGTCTTATGTTCTTGATCGTGCGAGTTGGGCTGCCGTACAGTTCTGCAGCAAACTCCAGCAGTTCTTTGCCGTCGTTTTCCCAGTTTACAACGACAAAGTTGTTGCCGAACCAGCGTCGAAAAGGTCCACCCTTATTGTAAGGAAACCATTTCTTTTGTGACTGTCTGGCCGATACGTGGTTCTTGTGACCAAAGCCAATGCGGCATGACTGCACCTCATGCCAGTTTCGCAAGAAGCGATCGTTGTCGCTTGTCGCCAACCCTTGGCGAGGGGCGGATACATCTCCGAGTTTCTCTCCCTTCTCGAATACCTCCTGGACGTTGCTAGAGGCCCAATAGGCAATCGGTTGACTGGGGATTTTCTCAAATTGCAGAGCAGATGCGGTGTATTTATAAGTGCAGCCTTCGTTCTGAATTCCTTCTCTTAGCTTTATGGGCTGTGTCGATGCGCCCCAAAACTCTTGAAGATCAAAGTAAACTCCCGACGCAGATCGATCCGCAGTTTTTCGCAAGCAGAAGCAACAAATTGGCACTGCTGCTGACTCAAAAAATGAATGATACTGTGGGCGTACAAGAGAGGTAATTGAAAAGCGGCTCAGGATCTCAGTTCTAAGAGCCTCAAACGATGCAATGAACATCCAAACAAACGGTGTCATTAGCCCAACCAACGCCTTGTCTGTTGACAATTTATCGATCCTAAGCATGAAGCAGGAAAACAAGTCTCCTTTTGCGAGACCAAACTCCGATTTTGCAAAATCAGCTAGCCGACCATTCATCCCTTTCCCGCCCATATACGGCGGGTTGGCCACCACCACGTGATACTTCGGCGACAGCGCCTCGGCCATGCGCAGCACAGCCACGACGCGCGCCTGCACGTCCTTCAGCAGCAGGTCCGCGCCGAAATCCCGCGCCTCGACCACCCGTAGCGTCTCGGCAGGATCGCGGAGTTTCGGCACGATCAGCGAGCCGAAGTTCTTGGCCTGCTCGAACTGGCCCAGCGTCTCGCGCAGCTCATCGGTGAACAGATCCTTGCCCACCACTGCGGCCACGTCCTGCATCTCGGCAGGCGTAAAGCTCACATCCTGCAACACGCAGATGTCAGGCTTTGCCTCCATCCGCAGAAACCGCCGCCGCCCCAGCTTCGCCGTCGCCTTCATCGCCAGCGCAAAGGCCGCCAGTGCCCCCGCGCGGTCGTCGATCTCGACCCCCGTCAGGTTGTGCGTCAGGATCAGCGCAGGGATCTCGGTCGCGTCATATCCCTCCTCCTCGTAGATGGCGTAGAGCAGGTCAAAGGCATAGGTCAGCATGTGCCCCGAGCCCGCCGCCGGATCGCAGATGCGGATCTCTTCGGGGCGGGTGATCTTCAGGAAGTCCGTCTCAGGCTCTTCCGGCGCGATGTAATAGTCCATACGCTCGGCCAGCTTCGACCCAGGACGGTTCAGCAGCCAGAGCCGCCCCAGCGAGTTCTCCACCAGGTAGCGGACGATCCAGTGAGGGGTGAAGAGCTGCGTCGCGGCGGGGATGTTCTCGGCCGTGATCTTCTGGTTCTTCTTCAGCCCCGCGAAGACCTGGTCTTTCTTCTCCGAGATGTAGAACTGGTAGAGCCAGCCGATGATCTCGACGTCCTGACATGCGTCCTCGGTCATAACCATGCGCAGTTCGGCCAAGATCGAAGTTTGCGACAGCAAATCTTCGGGCATCAGCAGTTCGGTGTAGTCATCCAGCTCCTCGAACAGGAAGGGCATCGGCCCGTGCCACTGGTTGCAAGCATGCACCAGAAGCTGTCGGTAAGCTTCCCCCTGCGGATCAGAGGACGGCGTGCGGCCATCAAGCAGCGCCGCGATGCTGCCGGGCGCGCCATCGGGCAGGTTACCCGCCATCGCCTCGGCAAGAATTTCTGGCCGTGTTTGCCCTTCTGCTGGGGATACAACACCAACCGTCGTGTAGCCATTGGCATCCATGAAACGCAGTGCGGTGAAACGGTTGAACCAGGTGTAGGCCACCTGCTCGATCATCTGCACCTTGCCATCCCGCGCGATCGCAGTATCAAGCTCTTTCATCGCCTGCGGATGCTCCCGCCGCGCGGGCGAGGCCGGATCAAGCACAAGATCAAGCTTGGAGCGGACCTGATCGATCAGCAGATTTCGGGCCGCTTGGGCAAACTTCTTCAGCGCGTTCGTGTCCATCAGACAATCACCTTCTTGCCCGAACGGATCTGCTCCAGCAGGGTCTTTTTCATTTCTTGGACGTATTGTTCGACGTCAGCCTCTTCGGTCAGGTAAGGCTTGGTGAAACCCACCTTGATTTCGGAAGCGTTGACATAGGTCGGCTGCGGCGCGGGTGCCGGGTCTTCGCCCATTCCGGGGTTCGGTTGCGCCGGCGCTGCAGGCCGGCTGAGTCGCTCAACCTCTGCCAAAATGCGTGGCAACAGGTCGAGCTTTGCGCCATTCGCCCGATCGCGCAGGATCGGGATCATCTTGACGCTGTCGAGCCCGGATTTGTGGCTGTCGATGTTACGCTTGATGTGGGCTTGGTCGTCTGCCGATAGCGCTTGAAACTCGGGCGTCTGTGTGACCTTGGCCGCGCAGTCCTCTACCGCCGCGATCACAGCTTTGCGTTCTTCAAGTACGGTCAGCTCTACGCGGTCTTTCAGCCCATAGAGATCGGATTTCAGGGACTGGATTGCCGTGCCCTAATAGCAAGCGGGATCCGCCAAGGCGCGGGCCAGCGCCTCTCCCGCCGCCGCATCCACATAGGAGATGTTCGCTTCCTGATCGCGCAGGAATTCGCGCGCATCGTCATAGATCTCGCGCTGGGCGCCGCCCATGAAACTGCGGATTTTGTCGAGGACTTCCTCCTTGGCGTCGAGCAGGTCATCTTCCTGTGCCGCAGGCTCGGTGATGTACCAAGTGGCGGGCTTACCCACCATTGCGACAATCTTTGTCGCCAAGGGTTCGAGCGCCACGACAAACGGATACTGCGCTTTCTGGGCCTGCATCTTACCCAGATCTTCTGACAGAGTCCGCGTGCTCTCCAACCATTCCGCGCCGATCGTCCGCGCGTCAGTCCCATCCGATGGCAAGTCAAACAGCTCCTTGTAGAGCTCTTTCGCCTTCCGGATCTGGGCAGAGGTGAACTCGGTCTGCGGGGTAAGCAGGATATTGGCCAGGGCATGGCTGTTGTTCAGCGCCTTGGCGAGTTCTGCACGCTCAAGCACAGTGCCGTCCGAGCGGGCTTCCAGCTTACCTTTGCCGGAGAGACTGGCAGCGAGGCACAAAATAGCTGTCGTCGGCCAGCCATAGGGTTTGCCACCAAAGCGTTCAGTGAGATATTTGACCGAGACCTTCACGCCGTTGCGGGCCTGCGACTGGACGTAGTTCAGAACATCCTGCTCGGCCTCTGTCAGCCCTTCGCCATTATTGCCGAAAAGCCCGCTTTCGGGCGTTGCCGCCTTGAGGATGTCTGCCTCGGCATAGGTTACGCCTCGCAGCATCGGCAAGTTGACATAGACCTTGTCAACAAGGCCCTGGAAGCCTTTCACGATCCGATCCTGGGGCTCCTCCCCACCAATGTCGAGCTCATCGCCCCGCACGAACATCCGCGCCTCCGCCATGAGCTTACGCAGGCGCAATTCGAGGTCCTTGGAGCGCCGGCTGTTTTGATCCCCCTTTTCGGCCACGATGCGATCACGGCCCGGCTGCTGGGAACCCGCACGCGCTTGGCGGATGAATTTGTCCGTCTGTTTGAAGAGCGTCAAATCGCGGATGAACCGCACATCCGGCTGCAACACCACCGCCAGTTCTTCACGGCTCATGTTCCGCATGCGGACAGCTTCAGGTGATGCCACATCATCGTTAAACGGACTGATCACGTTGATGGAGAGTTCGTACTCCCGGCCCAAAAGGTGGTCATCGAGCTTGCGGCTGAAGCTGTATTCGTTGCCAGTGGTCAGGTGCTTGATCTTGCGGTGACGCAGGATCGTATCGAACGCCAGCGTCTCCATTTCCTTGGAAAGCTCTGAGGGGTCGACATCCAGCGCCTTGATTTCCGCTTCGACGTCTTTTTCTTCGTTCGTCAGGAACTCATAGACCTCGCCATTGCGCTGAATGAGCGTGTTGCGCTCAAGGAAGGACAGCGCCTCCTCGATCTTGCGCCGCTGCTTGACCTGATCGGTGTCGAACTCGGAGAGCAGCAGCACGCTGATGTTGCGCACCGTCGGCTTGAACTCCTTGACGTATTTCACAAGGAAGAGGGCCTTAAGGACACGGACCGCGAAGGGGTCGATGTCCTGGATTTCCTTCTCGGCAATCTGGATTGACTGCTGGACGGCGGATTTCAGTGCCGTACGGATGCCCTCGAACATGAGATCAAAGGTGGCAAGACCACCCACAGGTTGGTCTGCCATCTTCTTGGCGACCTCTTGGAACACGCCCAGCATTGAGCGTTCGCCGACCGAGCTGTGCTTTCCCTCAAAGGCGTTGTGCTGCGAGAGCGACGTGATCGCCATCTGGAACAGCATGTATTGATACGGAGGGAACGGGTAGCTCGAGACGAAATGGGCACGCCCATCAAAGTTCTTCAGCTTGATCGACCCGTCCGTGAAATCAAACAGGGTCTTGAGGTTGTTCTCCTCGCGGTCGTGCAAGTTGCCAAGCCGCACCTGGCCTTCGTCTGTCTTCGACAGAAGGCGGCGCTGGATGACCTCAGCCACATCAGCCGAGTTCAGCGGCATCTTCACACCGAAGCGTGCCATGATCTTCGAGAAGTCCTGCGACTGAAACGCCTTCCCGTCCCCGATGATGGCTTCCATGTCCTGCTGTGAGGTCACGATGACCCAGGCCTGGCCTTTGCACTTCGTGTTCAGGCTTTCGGCAATCGTCTGCAGGTTCGTCATCAGCTTGACGTTTTCGGCTATGTACTGGCCTACCTCGTCCACGAAGAAGTTCAGCCGGAACTTCGGTGCCTGCTTATCTATCCAAGCCTTCACCTTGTTGGCAAAGTCCTCGATCGAAACGCGGGTGTCGGCGCGGTACTGGCCCAGAATGTCTGCGGCATCTGCCGGATCGCCGCCTGTCACGGAAGCAAAAGCCGTGGCGATATTTTTGCGCTCGAGCGCTGCCTGTTCACGGCCGCGCTCCCAAGGCTTACCGGCAGCGGCCGCATAGGCATCCTTAAACGCTGCCAGCTGGTCGCGATCATCAAGGTCGCGCTCAAACTGCGCGATATGGGGCAGCTTGCCGTAATAGCCGCAGGCCTCGTCAAAGACCTTTTGGAACACGGAAAGCAGTGCATCGACATCGGTCTTGGAGATAACATCCGCCTTCTGGTCGATGTTGAACAGGATCGACTTTGACGGCACGGAAACTGCCTTGCGCAACGCGCCCAAAAGCATGGGCTGATCGGTCAGCTTCTCTTCGAAAATGTCAAAGGCCCGCGTGCCGTCGACTTCCCGGTTTTCCATGAGAAGGGCGAGCATCTTCAGCAGGTGCGACTTACCCGAGCCAAAGAAACCAGAAATCCAGACCCCATTGGCGGTGTCATAATTGTTGTAGGCATCAAGGAAGGTCTCGAGGCGTTTACCGATTTCATCGGTGATGACGTACTCGTCGAGCTCGATGCGCAGGCTCGCTTCATCGTCGGCCTTGATCACGCCATCAATTGGGCGGTCAACGGGCTTGGCGAAAATGTTTCTCAGAGCAGTGGTCATCGGGTCAGACCTCGTAGTTCAGAATGTTAAAAGCGCGGTAATATTTGTCGTCATGCAGCAGCCCAAAGAGATCGAGGGATCCCCCCGTCGCTGTAGAGTGGGTGTAGCTGCCGGGAAAGAACAGGACCGTCGGCTTGTCCTTGGCGGTGCTCTGCAGGTTGTTGAGCACATTGTGCGAGCGGATGTACGGGTAGACCTCGCCCACGCCAGATAGGAAAATCACGTCATGCGGCTGGGCGGCGATCGCTTCCGCAATTTTCGGGATTAGGTGCTCATGGACATCGAGAACACCCTGCAGCAGCTCGCGCAGTTCTGACTTTTCCATGTCAGGCTCTGCAGCCAGGACATCCTCTAGGATGCCCCGCTCTTCCAGGAGCCCGAGCGAAATGTCGTATAGGTTGAGATCGAGCGCGGTCACGCCCGCATGCGCCATCCGCTCAATCAGGTCGAGCCGGTCCTCGATCATCGTCAGGCCTTCTTCGGCCGGAAACGGGCAGATGAAAAACGGCACTTCATTGCCCAGTCCCTGTTTCGTCAGGAAGCGCTCGCTGGTAATGACCCGATACAGGTGCTCGGCGCGTTCTTTGCGCGTCAATTGCAGGCTCACGACGGACCTCCTTCGATCACAACACCCGGGAATACGGCCAGATCAGCTGGGTTGGTCGCTTCAATCAGCCCGCGCAGCTGTGGCGAGAGGTAACTCGACTGGATCCGGTTTTCTTCCGAGATAATTCCAACGTCTCGCATGGTCTTGAACACGACCTGCCGGAGGCGAACGCGTGTGGAGGCAGAGGTTGAGGCCAACGTGTCATCCCACTCGGCTTTATGCTCGAAGAACAAATCGAAACTGTCGGTCGACAAATCCAGTTGATAGGCGAGATACCGGTCTTGCACGATTTCAAATGTGAACTCGCGCACCAACCGGTAGGCACGGCAAAAGGAAAGCCAAATGAGCAGCGCTTGATCTTGCCGATCGGCACGCTCAACCAGGAAACGCACCTCGTCCTCGGTCAGCGTTTCGAGACGATTGACCAGTTCCCGGAGTATTCGACGCTTTGACTTCTGCTTGGGCGATGATGTGAGGCCATCAGCCTGCAACTGGGAGATCGTGACATCCCAGTCGCGGGTTTCCAGATAGCTCGCTGCAAGATCGATGCATTCGTTCAAGAAAAGTCCCCCGGAGGTGAAGGACATCTTGTAGGGCTGCTTTGCCACGAACTCTGCTTGCCGTGCCGCCATGGTCATCCAATGACCTCGTCACGGTTGAGAAGGACAATCTGTTGGTCTTGAGGACGGCGCGCCGCCGGGTCAGTATCCAGTCCTAGCCGCTTCAGCGCATAAAACAGCAGTGCGCGGCGGACAGCGATCTGGGCCCTGCCCTCCTCCATGCCGTAGTCCATCTCGATGGCACGGCGCTGGTTTTCCGAGAGGTCTGGATGCGGGCCGATTTCTAGAACAACTTCTGTGTGCCATGCTTGATCAGCGCTGGGCTCAGCGGTCACGGGCCCCTGCTCACCCACTTCGACGATCCGAGATAACAAGAAGTCCTTGAACACCTGATCGTTCTGACAGAACGCCCGAGCATGCCAGCGGAACCCGTCAAAGGCCAGTGCATGTGGTTCAATCCAGCGCTCACTTGGCTCTGGCCTAGACATGGACTGATAAGTTACCAAAAGCGCTTTCTGTTCACGAATTGAAGCAAGGACGTCCCGAAGTATTTCGTGATCAACTCCTCGAGCAGGAATAGGTGTCGCCGCATAACCAGGAAAGAAGCTAATCCAGCTCTGTTCTTCAGCGACTAACCCATGTTCAACGGCTTGAAGTTGCGCGAAGTATTCCGCGGCGTCGGGTTGAAAATACCGAGGCTTGAAGTTCTTGCCTCGTAGATAGGTGCGAAGGCGCTTATCGTAGGTGAGATTACTTTTGCGGCCTTCGATGTAATTGGTCAGATCTTTGGACGCTTGCTGAATAGAGATGCCAAATGCCTCCATCAGATCGCTTCTGTTTATATTACCTTGCCAATACAATCTAAACTCAATGAACTCGTAACGTCGCTCAACGTTCCAATTCATTCCCTTTTTAATACTACGCCGACTCATGCCATCCCCTGCATGGTACATCGCCCCATTTAGTCCGTCTACTTTATAGATTGACACATTGGATGGACTGTCCCAACCTAGAGTCGCTTGGGTTCCATGCTAAGCTGTATCATCTACCCTGGCTAGTATTAGTTGCACCAGTTGAAGCCACATTTAGCTGGCGGTGAGGATTTCTCATGAATGACGGCTTAGTTTTGATTCTTTTACTGTTTCTCGCTTTCGCGTTGCTTTGGTTTTTTGTTTGGGAACCAAAAGCCCGAGAAGAACGTTTAGAGCGAAATCGAAGAGCAAAGGTGGCTCGAATTGAACTTGAGCGCCAAGCTGCTGAAGCGAAGGTTGAACGTGAGCGTAGAGATGCAGAAGGACGCGCAAAACGTGAAGCGGTACAAACTCGGCTAAAAGCTGAACGGGAAGAAATATTAACAAATGTTCGGACAGGCGTGCCGGACTTTATTTTGAAGGCTCGTCTAGAGTTCGAGCGCGAGTACCGATCCAAGGGCGGGGAGGGCTTGTTTGGGCAGGAGATGTCGCCCCTCGTATGCTTTGGATATCGTGTTGGGAAAACGGCTGGGAGGACAGAAAGTGAGCGTCACCGAATTCTCGAATACGCTATGGCTGCTGACTACAATGCCACGCTGCCCTTCTTACCAACCTCATATCGGAACGATTGGGGTGGTCCATTGAGCGTGATGCGCTTCAATCGAATTTATCAGCATCTAAACAACATGGCGGACCTCCGCGATGGACGGCGGAATTTCGAAGTGGCGGTATATCATTGGCGCACGGATGCGTCGTGGCTCTATGAACAGCAGCGGCCCATTGTGGAGAAGTTTCGTGCGATTTAATCTTTTAGCGATTGGTATTTCTATCGGACTGAGTGGCTCAGCTGTTGCTGAGGTTCCTTCGATGTTTGAGTATCAATTGGGTGATCATGTTATTGATTACCCGACCAATTTGCCAAATGTGATCGCTTCTGAACTGTACAGTCCGGATGGCCAGTCATTCATCAAAGTGGCGGCGCCTCAGGAAACAGAACTTGTCCTAACATTCACCCGTCCTGATCAAACCCTCAAGTACCTCGAACATGACTGGGTTAATCGCGATGTATCGGCTTCCACAGATCTAAAGATCCCGGGGGTTTCGGAGTTTGTATTCGGCAAAACTCGTGTTGTGGATGTGCAGGCTGCGCTCGGACAGGAAGGATTTTATTACGACTGTCGTCAGCTGCAGTCGATTTCCGGTGGTGTTAATAGTCTCGTCTCGTTCGAAATTCCTTCGATCCCTGATGCAGTTTACACTTTTGCTTTCGAGTTTTCCCAAGATTTGGCTGATAGGGGGCTTGTCGATCTAGAAAAGCCTGATCTTTCTCAGGCTATTCTCGTTGCTGCGATCGTATCTCGGCCAGAATATCCTGAAACTTTCTGGTGTTCAGAAACGAGCCCATACACCGCTCAGCCGACGTTGCCTGAGCTGCCCGAGGTAGAAGCATTCGACGATTTCCTACCTGACGGCGCGGGTTTGGAAGTTGAACCCTGGCAGGTTGTGACCGATCCCGTTCTGATGATTGCCAAGCCTGGCTCGATCACTTGGGGGGACCGGATGTTCATCATTCAAGATCCATCCGAATGCTCGTTGGTCGACATCTTTGTTTGGTCCCACACATTCGACGACCAAGAACTCCTTAGACTTGAAGGTCAGGATCTAGACGGGTCATTCAATATTCTGACCGTGGGCAGTCAACATGTACCAATCGAGTCTCCTGTAAATCTAAGTTTTACGATGTACGCCCCGGTTGTTGAGGGGTCCTGGCCTCCCTTCGCAATCGGTTCATTTGTCTTCCGAGGTTTTGATTTGGCACGGCTTGCCTCGATGGAAGCTGACCCGTCAGTTTTCGGATTTTCCTTGGAATTTGAAGGATCGCCTGCGGGACTGATGGACAATTATTGGTCTTTGGATGGGCTCGCGTCGGCTGGCCAAGAACTCATTAAACTTTGTGAGGGTGAACAATGAAGTCGATTAAATTGGCCTTGATTTTAGTGTGCTCGAGTATGGGTGGAGTTGCCGTTCATGCGGAGCAAGCGTCCCCAAACAGTCCAGACAATATGGTTGCTATGTTTGCTGTATCGGGTCGTTGTGAGTTTTTAATGATCGCGGACGAGGAACGTCCCTGTAAGGGAAACGTCATCAACACCGAATATGATTTTGGCCGAACAGGTTTTTATTTTATCGAAAATGATCCCGACGGTATCATCGTGTCCTTTTCGGGAATGGGGCAGGACCAGATTTCTCCGTCAGAGAACATTCGACTGCAGCCGTTGGACTCTATTTTTATAGATGGGGCAGGGCTTGCCGCTGTGGGTTTTTGTACCTTTGAGAACCCATTTGTTGGACCCGCTCGCATCGAATGTTCAGCCTACTTAGAAAATGGAGAACTTTATTCTGGGTTTTTCGCATCTGACGGTTCTAAGCCGATGAATATGTTGGAGTAATTAACGATGACTAATCCTATCGATCAATCAAAAATTGTCGTCGCTTACCCTGGCTCAATGAGTGAAGACGGGCTACCAAAAAACATTTCCCGAAAAGCCTGCCGAATTTGCTCCTTGGCCTGGAGTTGGACGCCAGCCCATAGTCGCGCTGAAGACTATTGGCTACATTATGGGAAATCTGAATGGTTTGTTTGGCTGTCATATTTCAACGAATTCGAAAACAAAACGGATCGCTACGTTGTCGCACGCATGCCAAAGGAAAATATCGCCCCTGAAAATGCAATATCGCACCTGCTAACTGCTTTCTGGACGTTCGACGAGAAACAGACTGAACCTGGGCGACCACATGAGTGGAATGCCATAGGCGTACCTAATGACTTATTAGTCGGGATAATAGACTCTGTATGGAGGACATCTAAGTGAGACGATTTCAGAGATTTTGGCGGAAGCTAATAGTTTTGTTTTTTGCCTTAGGTGGCGTATATTGGCTCGTTGATGGCATTCCTCCTTCCGATCTTGATAGTTGGTGCGCAGAAAACACGACCTGTGAAGAAGGGGCCTGTTGTTTAGAAGCTTACAATCAAGAAAAAAGCCAATGATACCTAAGTAATGGGCCTCATTATTTTGTGCTAGATTATTGAAAATATACCGCGATGGGTTGGGCAGCATCTCGTAGAGTTTGACCACAATCAAGCCTTTGAGTAAATTGGTCTAGGCTTAAGTATCTTTAATGCCCCTGCCCCACGATAACTTGATCGAAACCTGTCGGTATAGAGTATGAATATCGTGCCCGTTTCAAAGCAGACTAAGATCAAAATACGCCCGCCAATCGAAAATTTGAAAATTCTACTAGAGCGACCCGCAACCCACCCGTGCCGCTAATTGATCGAAAAATGTTGCGATAGCATCGATTTCAGCCCTATTCATATCACCCTTATTCCGAAGTTCTTCGATATCGAGCCGTGCCTTCGAAAAGGTTGTCCATTGAGTCGCTGAAACATCAGAAGACTTCCATTTTGCTCGCAAATAATTTTCGAAAAGCGCCGCCTCCTCTATTGTCAGAAGTTCAGGGCTGTAAAACGCTACCAACCGCCTACCGAGTTGACGCAGTCGAGCATCTGAAAGACTTGAGACGATTTCTTGGCGGCGTAACCAGGTTGCATGCTGAAACTCCTGCAAGAGTATTTTGTCAGAGTTGGAGTAGAATTCCCCATAAATCTGTTGCTCAACCTTCTTTGGCGTAGCCTTGGTATCTTCGACGAAGCGTGCAGCCATTGCCGCGCCTACACGCTGACGAAACTCAGGCGCGTTGGCAATAATCTCTGCCCGGCGCAAATGCTCTGAACTGGGCTCTCTGTGTTCTAGGAGAGCGGGCGCTTTGTTCGTGGGCACGCCTCGGATGATTTTCGGCGTGGCATCCACTGCGGCGAAGATCGCCTCATCCGAGGCCTCGAGGAACTCCGATGGGTCAGCAGCATCCAGATCAAAAAACGCCGCTTGTGCGATGTTGCCGTGGGAGTACCCGCAGAAACACCCCACGTAGGATCGCGGCTCACCGCCGCCAAAGCGCGTAAGTAGCTCGTAAGGCCGAAAGCTTTCAAGCTTTGCCTGCACACGCGCCTTATGGGCGCTGTCAATCAATTCAGACCACAGCGCTGGGCTACGTGTTGCGATCAGACGTGCGATGTGAATGGTCGCCTCGACATCCCCCAGCGCATCATGCGCGTTGTGGGCATTGAAGCCATTTGCAGGCGCTAGCCGGTCAAGCTTGAAACTCCGCCGTCCAGTGTCCTCGGTGGGCCAAACAAGCAGATCAGGCTGCCGGACATAGGACGCATAGACTGCCGGCAGAATGTCGAAGCGCGTGTTTCCGTTGAACTGCGTGGCGTAAATGTTTGGCGACAGGTTCTGATAAAAGGTCTGCCGCAGCACCTCCTCGTCGAACTTCATCGTGTTGTAGCCCACCCAAATCGCCGGCGCCCATTTCTCGGTGAACTCGGCCACCTGCTGTGAGAACTCAAAAAGCGATGGCAGGCTTGCATCTGTCAGCTGATCAGGCGTGACGCGGGTAACAACCATCGCCTGCGGTGAAGGCAGAATATGAGGCGCCAACCGACAGCGAATGTTGATCCTATCTTTTTCCACGAAATGCTCATCCGTCCAGATTGCAGCAAACTGCAGCGGCTGATCGAACTCAGGAGAGATCCCAGTGGTTTCAAGATCGTAGAAGACAAAGTCCATCGTTACAATATACTTGATTAAACTGAACTAATCTACAGAGGCCTAGCTGCAGAAACATTGAATTTCTCCACAGGAAACTCGAGCAGCATACTCATCAGTTAAATTTCAAGTAGCTAGCAGTATATAGGCCAGTTTATATTTGTGGTGTTACAATCGTAAGCGAGACCAAGTCAAAAAATATCATCATGCAGAGCAAAAAGGGATCGAATGTCTGGAAGCGTAAATAAAGTGATATTGGTGGGCAACCTCGGAGCGGACCCCGACATCCGCCCCCTAACAGGCGGACAATCTGTGGCTAACTTGCGCATCGCAACGAGCGAAAATTGGTCTGATAAGGTAACAGGAGAGCGTCGCGAACGTACGGAATGGCACAACGTCAGTGTATTTTCTCCCAACGCCGTGAATTACGCTCAATCATACCTGAAGAAAGGTTCTCCGGTATACATTGAGGGCCGTTTACAAACTCGCAAATGGCAAGATCCTTCAGGACAGGACCGGTACTCGACAGAAATAGTGGTAAATAACATTGGTGGGCAACTTATTGGCCTACCATCCAATCGGACCTCCCTCGAAACCGGACCGCTCCCCCAAACTACTCCCAATACACAACCCGGTTTTGACCCCGGCGACATCCCATTTTGATTTCAATTAACATTTTGTCAAATCAAGGAGCGGGATTAAGTGTCTTAATCCTGCGGTAAATCTAGTTACCGTGTTACCGCTCAGGCATAACTCAGCCAGTATCCGTCCTTCCAAAGTTAATACGATCTCAGTGATTTACAACTCAACAATCAAATTAGAGTTCATCAAATTTTTGGCAACTTCACATGTTGTAAAGGTCAACTAGAAGATTTGGATTACTAGTTTCCCCCATCAACTCATCAGACAAATTTTCCAACAATTGTGAGTACTTATCCGCTTTTATTTTTTCTTTCCACCCCTTCCTCGCAAGCCTCTGCAAGTCTTTTCTGGTTCTTGTGATGGCAATGGCTAATTGCTCTGCAACTGGATCAAATCCAATCGTAAGAGCATGACGATCTTTAAGACGTGTTCTAATTAACCCACCTAGTAGGAATGGAGCATAATTGAACTTAGTATAATTCCCACCAATTTCTGCGGAAAACTCCTGTATGATCCGTTCTGCCAACCGCTCAATATCTCTCTGAGATAGGTTCAAAGGGGCAGTATCTGAGCGGGATAATAAGAATGCCATAGCCGCAGTCTCATTTCGCCAATTCCAAGTAGACAAATTAGAAGACATCAAGACTTTGATTGCTCGCTCTTCATCGTCAAGCTTCAAACAAGTCCGTCCTAGTCCTTGATAAAAGAGCACCCAACTTGCGGCATGTGAAACAACAGGATGCTGACCAGATGCATTCCTCTCGCTTATGACTTCGATCAGCTTTGACGCAACACCTTCAGGCGCCCTTCTAAACTGCCAAGTCAGAAACTTTAAGGTACCGTTACTTTCGGCTGATCTCCCATCAAGCCGCTTATAAGCATGCTCCCAAGCTCTAATGGTAAGTTCATCCAAACCATCGCGGCTCTGACCTGTGATTTCATTTGGGATCTCACCATCGCTTGAAACGCAATATGCACCTTCAAATCGGGAGCTTAATTGTTTCGTGAGCAATTCCCAATCTGGCTGATGACGCGATTTTTCCTGTGAGATCAGCTCTGTGAGGCCAGGAGTGCCATCCTGACCATCCCACAGTGATTTCGTACACGGCAATATCAATCTCTTAGGTATGGACGGGTTCCCTTGAGACAAATCGCTGATTAGCTCATCCCACGACTTATCCAGCTCTTCCGCACCTTCCCAATCCACCAAGAATTGCCGAGCTAACATTGGCGCATAAATAAATATCTTTGCTCGTCCTGCCGATGGAGCTTGCTCCACACTTAACTCCACCGGAAAGCGGTCTTGAACTTTATTCCCAAGTGAAACATTGGCCTTCCGTGCAGAAGGCATCATCTCTTTCTTAAGATATATGGAAATTTCACTTTGCCCGGGCTGAACTGCAAATTTAGCCGGTTCAGGAGAGCGGTAAATTCGACCTGCTTGCAAGATTTCATCTGGCCTAACTAGATCAAACGACTTAGCACCTTCATCACCAAGAACTATTGTCGAAATAGCTGGTAAAAAATCGAAGTACACAGGCTCTCCTTTTGCGTATCTTCGTGCAGCTTCTAGCGCCCCCCTTGCGATGATATCCTCATCTGCAACCGTCAACTTGGAACCAAAAATTTTAGCCAAGCGCTGCGCCAATGCTAATTTGATAGGTCCCGCAGAAAGCGTTTCAAATACAACACAGTCGCAATCTATCAGAGCACTTCCTAAATCACTAAAATCGTCCCTCTTGAATTCTAATAATAATTTTTTTTCTTTAATGAAATTAAAATTACCTCGAGCATTTCTACTTAAGGCCTCAGAAGAAATACCATTCAACGCCAACTCGTAAATAGCGCGGCGCAAAACTGTATCAACACCTTGGCTATGCTCAATATCACTGAGAAAATTTACTTTTGCATTCGAAATTAAATTATCGTAGCCAAAACTTGTTTGAATTATCTTTGCAGCCTGCTGTCTTTCAGGCGCATAAATTTTGCCTGATTCAGTTTGGTACGACCTAATTTCGAGCTTCTGCACGGTTATGCCAGAACGGGCATGCGTTAACACACCTACAGTTTGTTTATCCACAAAGGTAAATTCTTTGTTTTGGTTTGTAAGAAGCCCCAATATTACTAAAACTGATCGCCAAACTAAGAGTGATCGTCCTAATTTTTCTTTTGAAATAGCGGCTATAAGACGATCCTGGAGATCTTCAGTAAATGAGTGATCTTCATCCAAAGAGACCGCACAAAATTTAGCCCCAGAAGTATGCCCAGATAATGCAGCGCCAAGACATTCTCGCTCAGATGCTTCTTTGTGGAGCAACTCGAGCACAGGAATACGTCGTTCTACTGCTCCAACAACGCCCCATCCTCCTCCTCTTCCATGCGGTGCTAGTTGAGCTTGAGAGCCTCCAATCCACTTGCTTCGCCCACCTATTCCAACCCTTACCACATCCGGCGCGATAATAGATCCAGTAACCGATACATCACCGATCACTTCTTCTCCTTGAGCAGAATAATGCCAATTCTTCGCCGCACAATCTCTAATGCCATTTAAATCATAACCGCAAATCTTGGGTTTCTTCATTACGCGCCCCAAATATTCTTGGATAAAAATTCAGCGATAGCCTTACGCCCAAAGCCGAGAGAGGCTCCTGCGCCGTCGAATGTGACCGCATCCACGAGCAAACCAGCTTTCTCGAGCACCTCATGACCGGGCTCGTGATGACCTGGTGTCAAAATCAAGCCGTGCCTAATACGTTCAAAGGCATTTGGGATCTGTTGCAGACCAATCAGGCGTTCCAATGCTTCATTGCATGCTAAATTGGGATCAATTTTGCTCAATGCATGAGGCGTCCACACTGCAACTCGGTGCGGGTAACCACTGTCGTCCATCGGGTTGGAAATCTTCAATGCAACGTGAGCACGAGAAGCAAACTGTAAAGTTCCAGGCTCTTCGGGTCGGGCCATTACTTCAACCACTCGGCCGATGTCTTTCAACCAAAAAACTGCTATTGGCCTCTCTTGGTCGAACCAAATTCCATTCACAGCCTCATTTCTAAATATGATCGGCGACTGTGCCATCAAATGAGCATCTGGCATCTCATGAATGGCTAAGACTAGACACAGGACGGCAAATTCTGTCCATGTTTCGGCCTGCCAAGCCCACAGTTCGTCTTTAGCTTTTTCTCGTTGCAGAAGCTTCTCCCAAGCCTCCCTAACCGCACGATATCCCTTATCCTCCATCAGTACGTAATTGGGTGTGATATCTGCTAGTGCGACTCCAATCCCAAGGCCGCGCAAATCGGCGGCCATCCCTTTGCATAATTTATTATAACTCTCGACAGCTACGTACCTTTGGCTCCCCTGCGCTTTTGCATGTTCGCGCAACCATTCTTGGCATACATCCGACGCAAGTCTGCAATAGGCATGCATTACGCGATTTTCCAAAGTGTCGAAATTTTCTTTTCGAATGACAGCCATAATACGCTGTTCACTTCCTGCACGTTCCGCAACTGTCGATCCAGGTTGACGGGATAACCAAACCATCGAACCACGATCCATTTCTTGCACTCGATCTAATGGTATTAACTCACGTTCGCGACGAAGGACTCTGCGAATACGTGATCTTAACTCCTTTAAAATAATAGCTAACTCTCGTGCTTGCTTAACAATCTCCGCCATTCGTGGTTCTTCTTCACGTTCAGCTGCATCCCAAGACAGTTTTAGATTGGACCAAAGGTGACTTGGATCATCAAGTGCCTCCTCCAGTTCCTGAACGCGTGCTACAACTTCATTCATGCGCGCTAGCGCTCGCACAGCATCGTCCGGAGCTTCCAATTCTTTTCCGGTTTTTGGGCGAATTAGAAAGTTGTCGCGTAGCGGAGCGTCTTCTTGCGTTTTTTTCGGATACGGATGTTGGACAAGTAAGCGCTCAACTCCATTCACTTTGCTCCTCATAAGAACAGAGTGACGCCCGGGCTGTTCCCCAGCACTTACTTCGGAAATCAAACAATCGCGCACGGAAAACGGCTCGCCTTCATCTAGCCCTTTTCCCAACCATGGCCGCGAAAGACGGATCATTAACGGATGACCCCTCTCCAGACAAATTGCCCGGTAGTTTCTGCGGCCTCAACAGACTGCTTTATTGCCTCAGCTAGCGGGTCATCTCCAAACTTGGTCGCTAGCTTTTCGAGTTTTTCAAATTCAGCGCTGCATTCTTCGACGTCAACACCACGCAATTTGGGAAGAAGTCGCATTTCTATTTGATCTGCCAATGCCAAGCCAATACGATCTCCTACCCCGTCGCCATCAGGGTAAACAGTTGCATAAGCTTTGATTGCACGTCCAAGACGATGACCGAACGGCTTTCCAAAATTCTGCATGAGCCCCAACATTTCTTGGATAGCACCATCAACTCGGGTCAAATCAGATCCAGTGAGCGGGAGATTACACCACGTGTCCCAAACGGCTCGGCTCAATGCACGAATAGGAACGGCTTCATTGGATTGTCGAACTTGAGCAATCGAACGAGGCGCGCCAAAACGCATGACATTCGCACGGTCTACCACCTTGTCAGACAGCGACTGTGTGCTCTCATCTTCATTCATCGTACCTGCAAAAAGGAGATTGTAGCCGGGGAAAATACGCGTGACTGCGTTAGGTATTTCAAGCTCGATCTCTGCATCCTTCCTGAGGTTAACGTCCCCGACCGCATCTCGTGCAGGTCTACTTTCAAGACGACTTAAGAAGTCTGAGAAATAGTACTCAACACGAGCAAGGTTCATCTCATCGAGAAGAACCATCATCATCCTATCTCTGAGGGCACCCTCTTCATTATTCTGCTCGTCCATTGCGTAAAGCGCGCGAGCCATATCCGTTGGCCGGAAACGCCCCTCAATGTAATTGTAGAACCCCATTAAATCCTGGGGACTATCCCACCTGGGTTGAACAGGCACTTGAAGAAAACCAATTCCCATACCCGCAGCATATTGACGAGGGAGTTGGCTCTTACCTGTACCCGAAATACCCGCCAAAACCGTCATCTGCGTGGTGTCATTCACTTTCATCGAAGTATGGAAGGCTCGCAAGGTTCGTTCTGGGTACGATAAGCCAAAAGCGTCAAAACGCTTTTTGACGCTCTTTAGAGCATCGTCTTCATTTTCAGGCTGCGGCTTATCCCAAGAGAGCATATTAGCAATTACTTGAGGTTGCTCTTTGAGCTCACGCATGGGGTCTTCGTTGCTTGACTTTCTCCCATCTGGCGATGGCAACAACTTTATTTGTTCTTCCAAATAAACCTTGCGTGCTTCCAATGAAGAAACTGTAGCATCAAGATCTAGCTGTGATTGTTTTTTTGCAGCGTAATCTGATGTCAAAGCATCCAAATCGACATGCACAGACTGGAGCTGTTCTCTAGACACTTGAAGCTCGTGATCCAGGCTTTCAACCCGAGATGATTTTTCAAAAATTAGACCGTCAATATTTGAATGTTCCCGCCGCAACTTATCGAGTTGTTTTTCAGCATCCTCAAGTTCAGCAGCTTTACTGTATAGTTCTGACACTTTCTGAGATAGATCTCTTTCTCTGCCCTCGAGTGAAGCTATCTGTCCAACCAACGTTTCAGCACGCTCTAGGCGTTCTTTGACAACGTCATAATCAGCCGTCGCGTTTGCAAGTTGTGCTTCCAATTCAACTTTGGAAATTTGAGCTTTTTCAATTTCGTCTCGAACAGAATTAACTTCCTTTCGCCGCTCTGCGCTTTGTTCCCATTCTCGGAGAAGTTCGTCTCGTTGGCGAACTAACGCATCAACCTCAGCCTGAATTTCCGCGATATGTGCCAACGCCTTCCGACGAGCCTCAAGATCATTTTCAAGATCAAGTAACGTCGCTCGCTTTTCTTCAATACGAGCAGAAACAGCGCGCTCCTCCTCTAAAGGACCGGCTAAAGCAACTGCCTTATCGTGCCAAACTGCCTTAATGAGAGTCAGCAAAATGAGCGCGATGACCGCGACACATAGCGCGATAAAAATGTAAAGATTTGCATCAAGCATTTACCCGTCCTCTATTGGTTCGGCATCTGGGAAGCTGCATTAGAAATTGCATCCAATTGCATCCTGTAAACTTCGACTTCCGATGCAAATTTGGCAGAGTTCTGACGCAGCTCATCCACAATGGGTGTCAATGCATCTCGCGTTGCCTCAAGTACCGTAATCTCAGCATCTATTTGATTTTTCCGGTCTTCTAATGCTTGTATCTGCGCCCGAGCATCGTCTCTCTGGATAATAAATTGTCGGGCTTCAGAAACATCTGCCTGTAAATCTCTCAAGGTTTGATCGAGTGACGCTTGTTCCGCTCTCTTCACTGAAAGAACTTCCTCTGCCCGAGCAACTTCCTGACTTATAATATCAATGCGGGCCACCTGCTCTTCAACTAAGGCAACTCTTTCCTGATAATTGGCGATACGCGTTCTCAAATCATCAAGACTTTGCTGTTGAGTTGAAATTTGTCCATTTACAGACTCAAGCTCGATAATGAGTGCCGCACGATCAGAGAGTAACTGTTGCTTCTGCTGATTGAGCCCATCGACAGTGCCGTTAAGGTCAGCGATTTCCTCATCTAGTCCGTCGCGCTTGAGTAAATCGTCCGCCAAGAAGGCGACATCTGCTTTCAACATATCACGTTGATCGCTCAAATTCTGAAATTCTGTTGTGACATCAGCAATCTTTTGTTGAACGTCATCAAGTGCTTTCTCTTGAGCCAACACTGCAGTCTGATTTGCCTCTAGGTCACGCTTGGTAGTTTCTAAATCATTAATTGCAATGGTGAGAGCTCGTTGCGTTTCCGCCAGTGAATCGTTGGCTTCCGAGATATTTGTTTCCACCGACCTCAATTCTTCAGCCCTTAGCAACAAAGAATCTACATTTCTCTGCAATCTATTAAACTCATTGAGTAAAGCTGACTTATCGGTTTCTAGCTGTGCATTGGACTGCTGCAGCTCATCTCTCTCCCTTCTAAGCACAACTATTTGATCACCTAGAGCCGAGTGATTTGAAGTTAAATTTGCAATAGCGTCTTCGAGCAAGGCTTTATCTTGTTGCAGACTAACAATATTGTTTTGAACCTCTCTTTCTTGTTGCTGAAATTCACCTAGGGTGACGGCTGCAGATGAAGCCTGATCTAACGTTTTCTGGGCCTCCGGAATTCTTGGCAACAAACGATCCAAGTCTTCTCGGGCTGCGCGTATATCAGAATTTAGACCTTCCAGTTCAGCAGTGATCTGTATTTTTTGGGCTCTCAAATTGCTATTTTCCGATGTAGCTTGGGCGATATCATTCAAGAGTTGCCCATGCTCTCCCAAAAGCCCTTCACGCTGGCTTTGATAATAATCAATATCACTTGCAATCATTCCATACTTCTGGCTCAAACCATTGACTTGAATCCCCAAGTAAATCACCGCCCCTAACGAAACGGTTGCAAGGATCGCAGCCAGCGAAGTATGCGTTCGCGAGTTACGATAAGTCTTGTTCGATGATGTCAAGGCATGCCTCCATATTGTTGGCTAATTCATCAACCCAAAAACGGCGCACACGCCACCCCAAGGATTTTAATTGGTGATCGCGCCAATAATCCGAAATCTTGCGCGATCCGTCTGTGTTCTGGTGCCAACGCCGACCGTCGACCTCGAGGTCAAGTTTGATTCCGTTTGCCCCAAAAAGCGCAAAATCTAGACGGCGGCCGGCTATTTCATACTGAGGCTCTGGTTTAAGACCACGCTCAATAAGTGCATAGTAGACTCTACGCTCCCAACCACTGTCAAATATGCCCTCACCTGGACGCGTTGGTGGTTCAGTGGCAGCAGCAGCAAGAGATGCCAATGAGCGTAATTTACCCGATCTGGCAAAAGATAAATCACCAAATATATGAGCCACAGCTCGAGCACGCGAAATTGCAACATTCAATCGGCGGGTGTCCTTTTGAACGAACGCTATAGCCGATGAGCGGCTCGCTCCACCAAGCGTAGGCGAAAACAGAATGACGTCACGCTCTTGTCCCTGAAAACCATCTACGGTAGCGACCCGGAATTCAGCACCCTCAAGTTTTTGGTCGGGGATACGCGCCCTAACAGCACGTTCAATAGCCGCAACTTGCCCTCTAAAGGGGGAAACAACGCCAATAGTACCTTCATAAGCTTCTGCAATGAGCAGTTTTTCAAGGTGAGTTACAATTGCTTCAATTTCCGAGTCATTGGTATTATTTTGGCCCTGAACTAAAGGAGCAGGAACATCTGTCCATGCAAGCCCTGGCTTTTGAGACGCTGGCGCTCGAATTGTTTTTGGATCGTACGCAGTTTTTAGTTCACCGCCGTAAAAGTTTGAGCTGATATAATCAACGATAGGCCCAACCGAACGATATTGCTGTTTCAGCAAGATTTTTTCAGCACCGTTTGTTCGTCGAGCAAAATCAAATAAAGCCTGTTTGCTTTGAGCATACCTACTCATTTTTTGTACGGGGAGACCCTGTGCCTGCATCAAATTTCGATCCTGAGCCTGACCGATTTGAGCAATAAAATTGAGTTGTCGATTATCCCCGACAACGACCGCACGCCGGGCGCGCGCCAACAAAGGAAGGGCAGATCCAATATCACATTGACTTGCTTCATCGAAAATCACCAAATCAAAAAGTCCTGGCTCCAATGGAATACGTTTTGGAGTACCTAAGATTGAAGCTAACCAAAGAGGCCTATGCTGCACGACGGATTGCGCCAAGCCCGAGGGCACATGGCCACTAGCACCTGAGAAATCAAAGTCAGCCTTCTGGTGTTCTATAATATCCAATTCTTCCAATGTCACAGAGGTCCTATCTTTCAATATGATAGGCAAAACTCTTCGGGTTGTTTCTGCAAGAACTTGAGTTTGAGACACGACGTCGGGAGGTGTGCCCAACTTGTCGCGGTCTGACCGCAGTCTTGCCAAACGTTTGTCCAATGTCTCCGATACTTTTAGCGGAACAAATCTGCCACCCACTCCAAAACTCATTATCTTCGACAGAAACCTAATTAACCTTTCAATCAGGCTCGGTTGATATTGTTCAGTTTCCGAATGCTTCGCGAGAGTGTTATCCAGTTGAGCCTGTGCCTCGAGTTGCTCAATGACGTCTGCAATTTCACACTCTAATCGGGTCCGCTCTGAAATATTCAGAAGAGCACTCTTCCGCTCAGACGCAAGCTGCATGAGCGCATTAACAGTTTGACTTTCAAGATAATTACCTTGTTCGGCAGGTAGGGTAACCAGCTCATCAAGTACCTTGCCAAAAGACACGTCAAGATTTCGCGACGGATCCAAAGTTCGAACGAGAAACGGCAAATCTTCTGCTATTGATCCCAAACGGTCTTGCACCGCGTCAAGTGCTTGGTGGTTTTTTGAAGCTACCAAAACGGAGCCACCAGCGGCGAGAACTGATGCAGCCATAGATACGATTGCTTGAGACTTTCCCGTACCAGGTGGACCCGTCACAACAGTCAAATGCTCTATTGCGGCCTTTTGAACAGCTTCTATTTGTTCAGCATTGAGCGGCCCGACATTTAACGGGTAAACATCTGAAGGGGGGATCTTACTTTCAAGGCCTAAGAATGGAGCAAGCGCCGTTCTTTGCAATTGCTCTGTTTTCCAAGTCGCAATGGTATCAAGATCTTTAATCGAACCCGCTGTAAAACTGCTTTCATCAGGTAGGAACAAACCCGCCATGTTAAAAATGCCAGTTTGATCAAGCGCTAACGTACGACCCAGGTCCTTCGATTGAAGATCATCTCTGATAAGAGTCGCTGCGGCCTCAGACAAACGGAACCTAAATTCGTCCTTTTCAAGACCTATTCCGGCATCCCCTTCAAAAACAGCCGCCAAGGCATCCCGACGCCATACCGTAACGTTTGAAGCACCTCTTACCCAATGTGGATTTACTAAAATATCGTTAGATTCAACAGATATATGAAGTTCACCAGCTACACGCTCCCAAGTCGCCGCAATTAAGCCGACAGGCCATACAACCGGCACGCCAGACTTCCGACCAACACATATCGGCCAGCCAATCGCGAGAGCGTTTTCATTGGCTTCACGTTGTAGTAAGGCCGTACGAAAATTAGGGGCAAGACTATCCAACTGTATGCGGATTTTTTGAATACCACTATCTGTTGGCAAGAACTTATTGGGACCACTGATCAAGTGCCAAGCACGTCCATACCTATCAACATTTTCTTCAAGAGCCCCCCTCGGGTCTGATCGAAGTGCCGACCGATAATATCGCAGCAGAGCTGACGGATCCAATGCGGCATGATCATCTGTATCGATAAACTCAATTTCTTCGGCTTGTACCGTCTGGAGAACAAATGGCGCGGCATACAAGTGTTCCGCTGTCATTTCTGAATTTGAAGAGCTCTCCTTGGACACTCCATTAACGGATGCCGCTAAAGATTTATTGATAGGAACCCACTTTCCTGATGACAGACGCCTTACTTGCCCCGCCTTCACGAGATCTTCAAGCTCAGCAACCATGGCCATTCTTTCGTTCGCGTCGAACGAACAACCAATGAGAGCCTGAAGCTCCTGCAATGTTCGCCCTCTAGGAAACGAACGAATTGTGTTCATTAAGAGAGACATGAACCTTACGGAATCTAAAATTGTCTAAGAGCATTTCACCCCTCAACAGAACCCGATGAAGCGAGCAGCGTCCATAAGAAAAAGTCTAACTCTGACACTTTTTCAACCAACAAGTAAAATAGTACAGTACTGCCCTGCAATTACGCTTCGTGGTGTACAGAAATCCCAGTGTCACTATCATGGCCAAATCTCGATAGAACTTTGGAGCCTCCAACGATTTAAAAAATGCTTTGATTGTAATCGGAAACGTTCCCACAGATCAGTGAGAACCCAAGAGTAGCAATCGATTTAATGAAAAACACCAAGAATACTGCCACATATGATTGGAGACAGCTGATTATCAATGATTACGGCTTTTCTGGGGGGGGGACGGCTCACCAAACGTTGACATGGCGTTGACATGAAACGCAGCAATAATTCCCCAGTATTTTACTCGGAAACTAAGTTTTTGATTTATTTAGGTATTTTGGTTGCGGGGGTAGGATTTGAACCTACGACCTTCAGGTTATGAGGCGCTCCAGTGCGGGCACAATACCTTCGCAATATCAGTGGCTTAGACAGATTTTCACGACGCAACGTCATTCACGTGTCGCACGGAAACGCCGTAAGCCGTTGGGAAAAAACGGGAATCCGGTCACGGGATTCACCAGCGCCTAAGGTCGCAGTTCATTGCAGCGCTGCCGGGCGTAGGCCCAGGCCGAGAATGGTGGGGTGTCGGGCCCGGGGGATGGCCCCTTGATCCACGGGTCTTCACCGAACGACGTGTATTGATCGTAGAGTTCGTCGGCGGTTTTGGCGGGATTGTCCTGCAGAAATTCATCCACGATCTTCTGGCAAGCGGCCACGGCCGCGTCGAGGCTGTCGAAGGTTCCGAGGCAATACCGCTCGTCTTCGTCCATGTAATGGAAGTTGTCATCGACGTAGACAGTCCAGTCGCCCCCTGCCATCGCCTCCTCCAAACAGTGCAACCCAATGCCTCGACTGTATTGTGCCGCGTCATGGCGATCAAGGCCGCGACGGGCCCCTGTCACCCCAGCAGCTTCGCCTCGACCTCGGCCATAGCGTTCTGGTGGTCTGGCGATGGGAACAGGTGGCCGTAACGCTCCATGGTCATCTGTATCGAGGAATGGCCCGCGAAGGTCATGACCTCCTTGATCGAGAAGCCCTGCTCGATCCACAGCGACACCGCGAAGTGGCGCAGGTCGTGCCAGCGGACCTTCACATCGGCGCCTGCGCAGAGCTTGCGGAACCTCGCCTGCGTGTTGGTGTGTTGCAGAATGCCACCGCGCGGGGCCGGGAACACCAACGCCAGTTCACTCTTGGGGCAACGCAGTTTCCAGCGGCGCAGCGCGTTCAGCACCATCGGCCCTGCCGGAATGTCACGATAGCCTGCCCGTGATTTCGGCTCGCCCATCTGGTTATATGCGTCAGCGCGCTGCCGCACGTAGATGAACCCTTTCTCGAAATCCACATCCTGCCAGCGGAGCCCACGCATCTCCGAGGCGCGCAGGCCGGTCAGCGCAGAGACGATCAGGTGGGGTTTGAAATCTTCGTCGGCCGCCTCGATCAGCGCGCGGATCGTCTCCTTCGACGGCACGGGCGCCTTGTAGTCGATGCGGCTGGACTTAATCACCCGCACGCCCTGCGCGGCATTGGTGAACAACTGGCCGTTGTCGATGGCATGGTCGAGGAGCAGCTTCAGCGTGGACAGCGCACGGCGGGTCAGGTGTTCAGATCGGCCGTTGATGAGCATCCGGTCGCGCCATTCGTTCACATGGCGCCGGGTCAGCTGAGTGATCAGCTTATCGCCGATTCCGATGTCGGGGGCGGTGATATGCAGGCGCACATAGTCGCTGTAGCCGCGCAGGGTGGACCGCTCCATCCGCCGCCCTGTCTTACAGCGCACTTCGCAATGGTCGAGCCACGCCTTTGCCGCGTCCGCCACGGTGACGCTTTCGCTATCCGCGAGATAGGTGTTGTTGGCGACGAGCGAACGAACCTTCACGAGGTAGACGTCAGCATCCTTGCGGCGCGGGAACAGCTTGGACCGGCGTTTGCCCGCCTGGTCGGTAAAATCCACCTGCCAGCGGACTAGGCCCGAGGGCAGCGTGCGTTTGCGAATTGTGGCCATGTTTTCCCTCCGGCGCGCAAGAAACAGGAACAGTTGTCAAACTCTGTTAATTGGTGATATGAACCGTATCAATAGCACTTGCAATGTATTGTTGCGCGTGTAAACCCATAGTTTATGAACGGAGCCCCAAACAATGACAGCCAACGAACGGAACGGTGCGCAAGCCCCCGAACCGCTTCTCTATGGCGATGCGGAAGCAGCGGAAGCGTCAGGAATGCCGGTGCCGAGTTTGCGCGTCCTGAGCACAGCCGGAGCCCTGCAGGCACAGAAAACCCCCAAGGAGCATGGCGGCTTCAAACGCATGTGGCGCGAGGAAGATGTGCTGATTGCCTCAATTGGGGCCGCGATGAGCGAACACTTCGCCTGGAACATCAGAATCGTGGCCGAGGCGATGGCCAAGACACGGCCGGGGACATGGAGCGCTCTGACAGCGTCAATTGCTGGCACCATCTCTGCAGAGGCGGACACGTTTATACGAAGGGAAAAAGAGGACTGGTATCTCGATCTGATCGACAGAAAGTTCCTGTTCCTGCGGGTTCCTCCCATCGCCACCGCAATCTTTCCGGATACGGCCCTCGGGAAAACAGACCTGATCTTGGGATGGGCGACCTCGAAAGACACCTTCCAAATGTTGCCATGGCTGCTCGGCCACCCTGAAGGAAAAGAGACGCTTCGGAGCGTGTTCACGGCGAAGCAAATTCAAAGCCTCGCGCAATACTACAAATTTTCCATGGTGGCGCACAGAAACGCGCTGAGTACCGCCAGCATCAATATCAGCATGCAGGTCCGCGCCGCCTGGCGCCGTCTCCACGGACTTGAAACCCACTTCCTCCAAGAAATCCTGCCCCAGAAAGGAACCCCCAATGACCCAGAACCCCGGCCCCATTCAAGCGACCGAAAAGACAGCGACTGAGGCGCCACTTTCCGAAGACCTACTTCGCGGCGCCGAAGAAATCGCGATCTTCATGTTTGGCGACGTGAAACACCGCCGTAAGGTTTACTACCTCACCGGCGAAGCGCCGCGCGGGCTACCGCACTTCAAAATGGGCTCTGTGATCTGTGCGCGCAAAAGCACGATCCGAAACTGGATCAAGGAACAGGAGGGGCGTTTCAAGACGGTGGCATAAGGCCACTCCCGAAAGAGTTCTGCAGCCCGCGATGCATGCGCGGGCTGCTATTTCCCCAGATGCACAGAGAACGCTTTCAGAATGACGCTTCAAGACAATCCCCTAGATTTCAACAGCAAGCCGCCCCGCGCCAAGGGCAAAAATGGCGCCCGCATGCCCATCGCAAAACTGGCCGAATTGCTGAACGACCGCGTTGCCGACTTGGCACAGGAACTGATGGGGCCACCCAACCGCGAACTTTCCAGTCAGCAACAACTGCGCTTTGGCACCAAAGGCAGCCTGGCCGTCGAGATTGCCGGCAAAGACAAGGGGCGCTGGTATGACCATGAAGCAAGCACCGGCGGCGCTGGGCTGGAGTTGATCCAGCACTGCCTCGGAATTGAAGGTAAATCCGCATGGGATTGGGCGCGAAATTGGCTGGGCGAGATGCCCAACTCCGCGCTGTCACGCCCCCCCGCCACGCCCAAAGCGGCCCCTGCAAGCACATCCCCTGCCCCGACAACGGAAGAGCGCAGCGAGAAATTCGCTCAAATCTTGCGGCGTTGCGAAAGCCTCGCCTCCACCCCCGTGCTGCCCTATCTGCGCCGACGCGGCATCACCGCCACCCCGCCGGACTGCATCAAATATCGGCAATATGCGTATGGCAAGTTTGGCGCCATGGTCGCGCTTGCAACCGATGAGGCTGGCGACGTTCTGGCTCTGCAGCAGGTATACCTCACCGCCCAAGGCGAAAAGGCGCCGCTCGAGGTCAAGAAACGCACAAACAAGGCAGTTGATGGGTGGGGCGAGCGCTCCGCAGTCCGCCTCCCGGGTAACGAACCCTTGGTCCTCTGCGAAGGCGTCGAAACCGCCCTCTCAGTCTGGCAAGCAACAGGACAGGAAACATGGGCCTGCCTCGGGGTCTCAAACTTTGGCAACGCCCCGGTACCCGCAAACTCTACGGTCATCATTGCACGCGACGGCGATGCCCCAGGCAGCAAAGCCGAGCGCCAAATCAATCGCGCAGCCCGCAGCCTCGGCACACGTGGCCGCAACGTCTTGATCGCGATGCCACCCGAGGGGCAGGACTTCAACGATGTGCTTGTGCAAGAAGGGGATGCGGCGGTTCGCAATTACATCGCCAACGCCGAGCCAGCGGCCTTCACATCGGTTGACGACCGCCGCAAGGACTTGTTCGTCGGCTCCGACATCGAGATTGCAAAACGCGTGCGCGAGGACCTCACCGAACGCCATGGACGGATCGTCTATGCCGAGGGTGCGTTCTGGCATTATGACGAAACGGAATGGAAACCCATCCCGGATCACACGATCAGGCTGCCCGTCCATGTTTACGATGGCGCGACATTCATGACCGCGTCGGGTGAGCCATCAAACGTCAAGCTGAACAAGTCACGGGTGGACTCCGTGCTCAATGAATGTGCCGCGCTTTGCGCAGATCCCGAGTTCTTCCAAAACCCGCCTGCAGGTATCAACTGCGCCTCAGGCTTTATCCGCTTCGACGATGCAGGCAGTCCCCAACTCGAGCGCCATCACCGCAGTCACCGGTGCCGCCACACTCTACCAGGTCAATGGAAAGCTGACGCATCCGGCACACCGCCCGAGGGCTCACTTCTCCACCGCCTCTTGTCTGGCAGTTTCAAAGGTGATCGGGATGCACAGGCGAAATGTGATCTGCTGGCCGAGGTTTGCGGCTCGGCCGCGTTGGGATATGCCACGCGCCTTCTGCAGCCTCGCGCGGTCATTCTCCACGGCAAGACCGCTGAAAACGGCAAGAGCCAGATCCTAGAGCTGGCGCGCGGCCTGCTGCCCGAGAGCGCGAAATGCTCGCTCACCGCCTCAAGCATGTCGGACGAGCGGCATATCATCGGCCTTGTGGGCAAACTCCTGAATGCCTCCGATGAATTGTCACCCGAAGCCATCGCCTCGGACACCTTCAAATCCGTGGTGACCGGCGAACCCGTTCACGGGCGCGATGTCTACAAGAGCAGGGTGGAGTTCCGCTCGGTCGCGCAGAACCTCTTTGCCGCCAACCAGCTACCCGGCTTCAGCGGCGGTGTGGATCGTGGAGTGCAGCGCCGCCTTTTGGTGATCCCCTTCACGCGAACAATCCCCCTCGAGGAGAGGATTGCCGACATCGGAAAGCGGATCGCCCTAGAGGAAGCAGACCTGCTCCTCGCTTGGGCTGTCGAAGGCGCTTCCCGATTGATCCGCCAACGCAATTTCAATACCCCGAAGACTTGCCAAGATGCGCTTCTCGACTGGCTGCTGAGTGAAGACCCCGTGTTGGATTGGATCAATACCAGCGTGCGCACCGCACCCATCGTCAATGGCGAGCCGAGGCTTGCAACACGCGACGCCTACCTGCGGTTTACCAACTGGGCGCAGGCCGAAGGCTACAAGTCGGACAAGATCCCCGCGATCAACGGCTTCGTCCAACGCGTTCAGGCGCAAGTTCCGGGGCTTCAGCACAAGCGTACGAGTGCTGGGCGGTTCTTTGTCGGCATGACAGTGACGCAGTGGTGACGCACCAATGACGCACTATAGCCTGCAACCCATTGAAAGTGTTGAGATGACGCACCTAGAGCCAAACATTTTATATAGCGGGAAATCAATTTCCCCTCATAGGAAAAGGTTGAGCAAAAGTGCGTCATCTCAACACTTTCAAGGACTTACAGAGGAAAGTGCGTCATTCATGCGTCACGGGTGCGTCATTCCATCAGGGCAATCACTCTGCCCCAGTAGCAATGATTGGGAAGGAACAGAAACGTGGCGGTTCCTCCTGGAGAGATTTGTATGCGGGGGGGCGCAGCGCATAAGCCCGCCAGCGTCAGGGGGCCGAATTGACTAAACTCAACAGCTCGGAATCCAAGACTGACTTCGCCACCCGCGTCGGCCTGACCAAAGGGCGCATCTCGCAGCTGATCACCAACGGCCTGCCCGTGCGGCCGGATGGACAGATCGACGTGGCCGAGGGGCTGGCCTGGATCGAGGCCAATCTCGATCCCTCGCGGCGCAACAAGGGCGGTGCGGCGGCCTCGTTCAGCGCGTCACGGGCCGGTACCACCCTGGCCGATGCCAAGCGGCTGCATGAGATCGTGAAAGTGCAACGCGCCAAGCTCGCCTTTGAAAAGGAGCAAGGGCTGCTGATCGACACGGCCGCCGCGACGCGCACCGTGTTTGCGCGCGCCCGTGCTGAACGCGACGCGCATATGGCCTGGGTGCAGCGCAGCGCGCCCTTGTTGGCAGCGGAGCTGGGGGCTGACCCTCGGGCGACCTTCGCCGCGCTCGACCGCATGATGCGCGAGCATCTCGAACATTTGGCCGACATGCCGCTGGGGAGTTTTGACGATGGTGCCTGATATTGATCTTGCCTGGCGGCGCGGCATCCGGCCGGAACCGCTAATCCCGGTCTCGGACTGGGCTGACCGCAACCGCATCCTGCCACCCACCTCGGCCGAGCCGGGCCGCTGGCGCACGGATCGGACGCCCTATCTGCGCGCGGTGATGGATGCCCTGTCCACCTCCAGCCCCTACGAACGGGTGGTGCTGATGAAGGGCGCGCAAACCGGCGGCTCCGAGGCAGGGCTGAACTGGCTTGGCTATATCATTCAGAATGCCCCTGGCATTGCCATGCTGGTCATGCCCTCGCTTGACATGGTGCGGCGCAACACCAGCGTGCGCATCGACCCTCTGATCGAGGCAACTCCGGCCCTGCGCGATCTGGTGGCATCGCCGCGCTCGCGGGATGCCGGGAACAGCCTCTTTCGCAAATCCTTCCCCGGCGGGCAGCTGGTCATGACCGGCGCCAACTCTGCGGTGGGCCTGCGCTCGACGCCGGTGCGTTATCTCTTCATGGACGAGGTGGATGGCTATCCGGGCGATGCGGATGGCGAAGGCGACCCAGTTGATCTCGCCATTCAGCGCACCGCCACCTTCCGAGGGCGGCGCAAGATTTACATGGTCTCAACGCCCACCCTGAAAGGCTATTCCCGCATCGAGGCGGCGTTCGCCCAGAGTGACCAGCGGTATTTCCACGTGCCATGTCTGCATTGCGGTGACATGGCCCCGATCACCTGGGCGCGCATTCGCTGGCCGGAGGGGCTACGCGATGCGGCCTATCTGGTCTGCGAGGCCTGTGGTGGCGTGCATTATGAGCATGAAAAGCCCCGCCTGCTGGCGGCAGGGGAATGGCGCGCGACAGCACCAGGTGATGGCCGCACGGCTGGGTTTCATTTGTCTGCGCTTTATTCGCCTTGGGAAACTTGGGCGGAAATCGCCACCGAGCATGGCAGAGTAAAAAAGGACCCTGCCCGCCTGCAGGTCTGGGTGAACACGAAACTGGGCGAGTCCTGGGAGGATCAGGCAGGCGATACCGTCCCCGCCGATCCACTGATGGACCGCCGTGAAATCTGGGGTGCGGAGCTTCCTGCGGGCGTGGCTGTTTTGACTGCTGGCGTCGATGTGCAAGGCGACCGGCTGGAACTGCAGGTTATCGGCTGGGGCCGCGATGAGGAGGCTTGGGTCATTGATTACCGCGTGATCTGGGGCGATCCATCCGGGCCACGTGTCTGGGCCGATCTCGATCTGGCGCTGCAGGCGACCTACGTCCACGGTCATAGCCGCGCCGAATTGCCGATCCGCGCGACAGCCATCGACACTGGCGGGCACCACACCAAAGCGGCCTACGAGTTCTGCCGAACGCGGCTTGCGCGCCGCATCTGGGCGATCAAGGGTCGAGGTGGACCGGGCATACCAGTTTGGCCGCGCAGACCAACCCGCACCAACAAGGGCAAAATCCCGCTGTTCATCGTGGGTGTCGATGCCGTGAAAGATGCGGTCTATGCGCGCCTCAAGCTCACCGATCCAGGGCCGGGATTTGTGCATTTCGGGCGCAATCTCGATGCGGATTATTTCCGGCAGTTGACAGCCGAGCGTGTCGTGACCCGATTTGAGCGCGGGCGGCCGATACGGTCATGGCAGCCAAAGCGGGATGGCGAGCGCAACGAGGCGCTGGATACCTTGGTCTACGCGCAGGCGGCATTGCATGGGCTTATCAGCATGGGGCTGAGGTTGAATGAGGAAGTCGCTCGCTCTCCTACGGCTCCGGGCCGCCGTGTGCAAACGCCGATCCGTTCTGCATGGATGGGATGACAGCGGATTGACCCACAGTAAAATTGTGATCATTGTGACCACAAAATACGGAGGGCCGGATGAAGGCCATGTCTGCCCGCGCGGCCAAACACCATTTTGGCCAGTTGATCGACGCCGCATTGGCCGCACCGGTGGTGGTCGAAAAACATGGCCGCCCGGTGGTAGTGGTGCTGTCGGTCGAAGAATTTCAGCGGCTGACAGGGCAATCGGTGGCACCCTCTGACAAACATGACAAGGACGCGCCGTAACTAATGCCCATTCTGAACTGGCTGACCCGAGACGAGGATACCCGTAGCGCCGCCCGCGTGCCTTACCGTCTACTGGAAGAGGTGCCCGAGCTTTCGGCGGGTGACGGCGCCACGGAAAATATGCTGATCCAGGGCGACAATCTGGAGGCGCTGAAGGCGCTGCTGCCGTTTTATGCTGGTCGGGTGAAATGCATCTACATCGACCCGCCTTACAACACTGGGTCAGCTTTCGAGCACTATGACGATAATCTGGAGCACAGCCAATGGCTGGCTATGATGTGGCCCCGGCTGGAATTGCTGCGCGAGTTGCTGGCCGAGGATGGCTCCATTTGGGTGAGCATTGATGATGATGAAGCCCACTACATGAAGGTGATGCTTGATGAAATTTTTGGGAGAAAGAACTTCATAGTCAACGCACTTTGGCAGAAGCGCACGTCACCCGATGGCAGAATCCACATGGGGGATGCCCACGATCACATCTTGGTCTACGGCTCACAAACTTCCAGAATTAAATTCAATGAACTTAGTCTGAACGAGGATCAGGCAAAGGCATACAAAAACCCCGATGACGATCCCAAAGGCCCATGGGTATCGACGGATTTCACGGCGCAGGGTTATCGACCCAACCAAATGTATACGATCGTCACTCCCGGCGGTGCCGAATATTCACCGCCAGAGGGACGCTGCTGGGGCAATATTGAGGACAATTTTAAACGCTTTCTCGCTGAGGGACGTATGTGGTTCGGCAAAGATGGGAAGGCTCGACCGAGGATCAAAAACTATCTTTCGGAAGCTAATGGCGTGAAATCATGGAGTTGGTGGACGAACAAAGATGTAGGTCACAATCAAGAGGCCAAGAAAGAGATTAATGCGATCTTTGGAGCCACCAATGCTTTCGACACGCCAAAACCTGAGCGTTTGATTGAAAGGATTTTGACCATCGCCACCAACCCCGGCGACCTCGTCCTCGACAGCTTCCTCGGTTCTGGCACCACGGCGGCAGTGGCGCAGAAGATGGGTCGTCGCTGGATCGGCATCGAGATGGGCGACCATGCCGTCACACATTGCGCGCCGCGCCTGCAAAAGGTGATCGACGGCGAACAGGGCGGCATTTCAAAGGCCGTCAATTGGCAGGGCGGCGGCGGCTTCCGCTTCTATCGCCTTGGCCCGCCGGTCTTTGATGAACAGGGCCATATTCGGGCCGATATCCGTTTCCCCGTGCTGGCGGCGCATGTGTGGTTTTCTGAGGTTGGCCGCCCCTGGATCGGGACCTCTGGCACGCCGATATTGGGGATCCATGACGGCCGCGCTATCGCGCTTTTGTATAACGGCATCCTCGGCGACAAACGGCCAGCAGGCGGCAATGTGCTGACCCGCACCACGCTCAAACTGATCCGCGAGACTGTCGCCACGCTGGACCCCGAGTTTGTGACGACCAATCCCGAGTATCCGCTGACCGTCTATGGCGAGCAATCCCGCCTGCAGCCCACCGCACTCGACAACGAGCGTATCAGTTTCAAACAGACGCCCTACGACATCAAAGCGCGCAAGTAATAGGGGCCTCAGATGAAGCTTAAAAAATACCAAAGCGATACTCTGTCCACGCTACGGCGTTTCCTGCAGGACGCCCGCGTTGCAGGGGCCAAAGGCGCCTATGAAGCGATCACCAAGGAGCCGGATCAAGCCAAGCGGCTGGGCCGCTACGGCGGCAGCTATACGCCGCTGGTGGAACTGCCAAGCGTTCCCTATGTCTGCCTGCGTCTGCCTACCGGGGGCGGCAAAACGATCCTTGGCGCGCATTCCATCGGCATTGCCCGCGATGCCTGGGTGGAAAAGGACTATCCGATGGTGCTCTGGCTGGTGCCGTCGAACACCATCCGACTGCAGACGGCCGATGCGCTGAAGAACCCGCGCCACCCCTATCGGCAGGCTTTGGACGAGGCGTTTGACGGCCGGGTTCGGGTTTTCGACATCGCCGACTTCACGCAGATCCGCCCGCATGACATCCGTGACAATTGCTGCATCGTGGTAGGCACGATCCAGACACTGCGAGTGTCGAACACCGAAGGGCGCAAGGTCTATGCCCACAACGAGAATATGGAGCCGCACTTCACGGCACTGCCGACGACTCTGCCCGGACTGGAAACGATGGACGGCGGCGGGGTGAAGTTCTCCTTCGCCAATCTGATGCACATTCACCGCCCGCTGATGATCGTGGACGAGGCGCATAACGCCGTAACCGGCCTGACGCGCGAGATGCAAGGCCGGGTGAACCCCTGTGCCATCATCGAGTTCACGGCGACGCCGCGGCTGAATTCCAACATCCTGCACAGCGTGACAGCGCAGGAGCTGAAGCAGGAAGAGATGATCAAGCTGCCGATCATGCTGTCGGAACATGACACCTGGCAGAATGCGGTGAACGGTGCCATCGCGTCTCGGGCATCGCTGGCGGAGGAAGCCGAGAAGGACCCAGACTACATCCGTCCTATCGTTTTGTTCCAGGCGCAGCCGAAGAACCAGGAAGTGACGGTCGAGGTGCTGAAGCAGCACCTGATGGAGGTGGAAAACGTCGAGGAGCACAAGATTGCCATTGCGACCGGCGATCAGCGCGAATTGGATGGGGTCAACCTTTTCGATCCGAAATGCCCCATCGAATACGTCATCACCGTCGAGGCGCTGAAAGAAGGGTGGGATTGTTCCTTCGCCTATGCGTTCTGCTCGGTTTCACGGATACAGAGTGCGGTAGACGTGGAGCAGTTGCTCGGCCGCGTCCTGCGGATGCCTTATGCCAAGCGCCGCAAAGCCGAAGATCTGAATCGCGCATATGCCTTCCTGTCAGAGCCGTCCTTTGGCGAAGCGGCGCGTTCATTGGCTGACAAGCTGGTGGCGATGGGCTTCGAGGAAGACGAGGCTGTCGCCAATATCGAACCGGCACAAACGTTGCTCGATATGGATACCGGGCTGTTTGGCCCCCGTGACAAGCCGAAACCGACCTTCACGCATACCGTGACGGCGACACCGGAAGTGGTGGCAGAACTTAAGAAGCGTGAAGGGGTGACCGTTCGCGAAACGGAGGATGGAAAAGTCGAGATCGCGGTGACCGGCCGCGTCGATGGCGGCCTTGAACAGGCGATCATCCAGGCGCTGCCCGAAACAGAACGGACCGGATTTTCAGCAGCCGTCACCAAGTATCGCGTCGAGGCGAAGGATCAGCTTTCGCCTGCCGAACAGGGCGAGGCATTCAGGGTTCCGCGCTTGGTGTCGGAAATACAGGGCGAGTTCGAATTTGCCGACACCGACGTATTCATGGAGCTTCACGACTGGTCGCTGTTGAACCATTCGTCCAAACTTGGCGACGCCGAGTTTGCGATCCGCGAAACTGCCCGTAGCTTCGAGATCGACCTCGACGGTAACCGCATCACCTATCAATTCGCCGATGAGGCCGAGCAACTGGCGCTGGATGTCGATGTCGATGGCTGGACACCGGAAGCATTGGTGCTGTGGCTCGACCGTCAGGTGCGCCAGCAGGATATTCACCAAAGCGAACTGCTGCGGTGGCTGCGCGACTTGGTCGGCCATCTGATCACGGCTCGCGGCATGCACATCGCTGCGTTGATGCGCTGCAAGTTCATCCTCGCCCGCAAAATCCGAGAGAAGATTGCCACCATCCGTCAGCAAGAACGCAACGGCGTCTACCAGCGCTACTTGTTCGCACCACAGGCAAAGGTCGACGTGTCTTTCGACCAAGAGTTCGCGTTCAAGGACGGTATGTATTGGGACCAGCGTCGCTATCGCGGGCGGTGGAAACCACGTCGACATTTCCTTGGCCCCGATCAGGTTCCTGCCTTCGACGGCGCAGAGAACGGTGAGGAATTCCAGTGCGCGCAGGCTATCGACAGCCTGCCGGGCGTGAAGTTCTGGATCCGCAATATAGCCAGGCATCCGAATTCATTCTGGCTGCCGACGGCAACCGACAAGTTCTATCCCGACTTCGTCGCGCAGATGAATGACGGCCGCCTGCTCATCGTGGAATACAAAGGTGCCCATATCGCCGACGGAGCTGATACGGCCGAGAAGCGGACCATTGGTCAACTATGGGAAAGCAAGAGCGGCGGCAAAGGGCTGTTCGTCGTGGTTGAGAAGTTAATCGATGGAAAAGATATGCGAACACAGATGACCGCAAAAATCGGTGCCTGACAGCGCGCAGGTCGTTTCGACACCAACCTTTCCCAATCTTTCCCACCCGCTCTGATACCCTTGAATCTGCTGATATGAGAGTCTCCGCTTATGCGGACACTCTTTCAAAAACTTCTGGGCCGGAGCGCAACCCGGTCCTTTGACGCGGCGGGCCAAGGGCGTCGCTGGGACCAGCCACGCACGCTTGACAGCCTGAACACGGCAATCCTTGCGGGGGCCACGCCTGCCGCACGACGAGCGGGCTGGTATGCGCGCAACAACCCGTGGGTCGCTGCGGCGGTAGATAGCCTCGTCGGCAATGTCGTCGGCGCCGGGATTAAGCCCCAGTCTACCCACCCCGACCGCGCGGTGCGCGAACTACTGCAGGCGCTCTGGTTGCGCTGGACCGATCAGGCTACCCCGGATGGCCTTGCCGATTTCTACGGCCTGCAATCGATGGCGGTGCGGGCCATGGTGGAAAGCGGCGAAAGCTTCGCCCGCTTGCGTATCAACGACACCGCCGATGGCATCCCTCTTCACATTGAACTTCTGGATCGCGAGCAGGTCCCCACGGATTTGCATCGTGATATCGGTGGCGGGGCGCGGATACGCGCTGGCATCGAGTTTGACTCTGCCGGGCGCCGGATCGCCTATCGGGTTTCAACCGCCCGTCCCGGCGATCCCCTCGGGTCTTTCCGCATGGACCCGATCCGCGTCCCCGCCGCCGATTGCCTTCACCTATTCAAACCTCTGGCCGCAGGGCAGTTGCGCGGCATCACCTGGCTCGCACCGGTCCTGCTCCGCCTCCATGAACTCGACCAATTCGAGGATGCGACGCTGGTCAAAGCCAAGGTGGCGGCGCTGTTCACAGGCTTCATCACCGACCCTGATGGCACGGTAGGCGGCCTCTCCGGCGACAATCGCTCTGGCGTGCTGACCGTGGGCATGGAACCGGGCAGCCTCATCCCCCTGCCCCCTGGCGCAGACATCCGGTTCTCCAACCCGACCGAGCACGATGCTTATGCGCCCTTCGTGAAGAACCACCTTCGCGCCGTCGCAGCAGGGCTTGGCCTGCCTTACGAACTGGTTTCCGGCGACCTCGAGGGGGTGACCTATTCCTCGATCCGCGCTGGGCTCGTGGAATTTCGCCGTAGGGTCGAACAATTGCAGCATAACGTCGTCGTGCATCTCTTTTGTCGCCCCGTCTGGGAACGCTTCGTGCGCCTCGCGGTCCTAACCGGTGATCTGCCTGCCCGCGATTTCGACGCCGATCCCGCAGCCTATCTGGGATGCAGCTGGCTGCCGCCGAAGTTCGATTACGTCGATCCGATGAAGGATGTGCAGGCCGAGATCCTCGCCATCGAAGCTGGCCTCAAATCCCGCAGCCAGGCGATTTCCGAGCGTGGCTACGATGCCGAACAGGTCGACGCCGAGATAGCGGCCGACAAAGAGCGCGCCGACGGGATGGGGCTCGGGTTCGATCAAAATGTTGCCACGCAGCAGAAGGACATTCCCAATGGCTGATAGAGCAACCCAGCATACGGGCCTCATGCCCCCACCCCAGGCACAGCAATCCGTTGTAAACGACAACGGTTTCCTGCTGACCCGCCGCGCCGACCTGGCCCCGGCCAGCGCCGACATCGATGCCCGCACAGTCGAGGTGATTTGGTCCACCGGCGCGGCCGTCCGCCGCCGCGACATGGGCGGCCCCTATGTCGAGCGCCTGAGCCTCGATCCCGGTGCGGTGGACCTCTCCCGCCTCGAGGGGGCCAGCGTTCTCGATGCCCACCGCCAATCCGCAGTGCGCGATGTCCTCGGCACCGTGCGTAGCGCCACCGTTGATGGCCAGCAGGGAACGGCCATCTTGCAGTTTTCTGCGCGGCCGGAGGTGGAGCCCATCTGGCAAGATGTCGTGGCAGGCATCCTGCGCCACGTCTCGGTTGGCTACTCGGTCGAGCGCTGGTCTGAGAGCACCGAGAACGGAGCGCGCGTGCTGACCGCCGTGCGCTGGACCCCTCACGAGATTTCCCTTGTTCCAACACCTGCCGATCCCGGCGCCCATATTCGCATGGAGACAGATATGACTGACACCACGCACCTCGTTTCCAATGAGAACGAGGTTGACCCTAAGCGCACCGTTCCCAACGGAAACGATGCACAAACTCGCGCCGCCGCAAATGCCGAGATCCGCTCCATCGGCAAGATCGCTGGCCTCGATCAGACCTGGGTCGACACCCAGATTGACGCAAACGCCGATCCCGACATGGCTCGCCGTGCCGCTTTCGAGGCGCTGGCACGCCGCAGTTCGCCCGCCATCCGCACCGAACAGGTCCGGGTCGAGATGGGGGAGAGCCACGACGACCCAAGCCTGCGCGCGCGGCAGATGGGCGAAGCGCTCTACGCCCGGATCAATCCGCGCCACCAACTGAGCGAGCCCGCGCGCCGCTACGCCTATGCGACCCCCGTGGACATGGCCAAAGACCTGCTGAGCCTGCGCGGCGAAAGCACCATGGGCCTTTCCCCTGCCAGCCTCGTTACACGCGCCCTGCACACGACCTCGGACTTTCCGATCATCCTGGGCGATACGGTCGGCCGCGTGCTGCGAGACAGCTACCAGGCTGCACCCTCTGGCATTCGCCAACTTGGCCGCCAAACCAGCGCACGAGATTTCCGCTCGGTTAACAAGATCATGCTGGGCGAAGCGCCGCTCCTTGAGAAGCTGAACGAACACGGTGAGATCAAGGCAGGCACCATGGCCGAAGCGCGCGAAGCCTATAAGGTCGAGACCTGGGCGCGGAAGATCGGCATCACCCGGCAGGTTCTGGTGAACGATGACCTTGGCGCCTTTTCGGACCTCGCCCGCCGGATGGGTCAAGCCGCCGCCGAGACCGAAGCCCGCATCCTTGTGAACCTGCTCGAGGCGAACTCTGGCAATGGGCCGAAGCTCTCGGACGGCAAGACGCTGTTTCACGCGGACCATGGCAACAAGGCGGGCACCGGAGCGGCGATTTCGGATGGCACGCTGTCGGCGGCACGGCTGGCGCTGCGCACCCAGAAGGGCATCGAAGACCGCACGATCCGTGTGACGCCGCGCTACCTGCTGGTGCCGCCAGCGCTTGAGACGGAAGCCGAGAAGTGGCTCGCCACCGTGTCCCCCGCGAAAGCGGCCGATGTGAACCCCTTTGCCGGGTCCCTCAGTCTCGTCGTGGAACCGCGCCTGACCTCGGCCGCGCGCTGGTATGTCACCGCCGACCCCGGCGAGATCGATGGCCTGGAATTCGCCTATCTCTCCGGCAACGAGGGGCCGCAGGTCGAAAGCAAATCCGGCTGGGATGTCGATGGCGTCGAGATCAGGGTGATCCTGGATTTCGGGGCGGGGTTCCTCGACCACCGTGGCTGGTTCGTCAACGCGGGCGCATGAGCATGACGGATCTCGGTCAACTGACTGAGTGGCGGGATGCCCTTCTGGCAGCCCGCTACAAGGGCGTGCGCACGGTCGAATATGACGGCAAACGCATCAGCTACGCCACAGACGGGGAGATGGCTGCCGCCCTTGCCGATCTTGAAAGGCGCATCACTGGCCTCGGCCCCAAGCGGGTCTCGGTCGTTCGCATTCAATCCAGCAAAGGGGTGTGACCCATGAAGACCTTTATCCAGAATGGTGACGTGATCACCGTCCCTGCCCCCACTGGCGGCATCACATCCGGCGATGGCATGCTGGTAGGCAACCTCTTTGGTGTGGCCGCCACCACCGCCGTAGAAGGCGAACCCGCCGAAGTGGCCACCACCGGCGTCTACTCGCTTCCAAAAGCCGCCAGCGCTGTCCTGACCCTTGGCGCACGTGTCTCATGGGACAACACCGCGAAGGTGGTCACCACGCCGGGCACCGGCCGCTATCCTATCGGGATCGCCGTCGAGGATGCAGGCAATGGCGCGACAACGGTTGCGGTGCGCCTCGACGGTATCGGGACTGTCGCCGCATGATGGAACGGGATGTTCACGCAACCCTAACCAGCCTGACCCTCTTGGTGGAGAGCACCAAGGGGGCGGACCCTCTCGCCCGCCTCCACAGCTATGCGGCGGTGATGGCACTTTGCGCCGACCTGCGCAAAGCAGCCACCGAATACAACGGCACCCGGAACATCACGATGGTGATCGGCGAGGTGGAGAACCACATGGCGGCCCTTGCGGGGATATTCCCCACCTGGGATTTGCCGCCAGATCAGCACCGTGGGAGCGCACGCGCGGCGATCATGAAGCTCGCCATGCCAACCTGCTTCGGCTTGCAGTCCACGAGCCCGGCCTTGCAGCGCAAATCGTAAGGTTGACGCCTCCAACGTTACGAGCGGCGGTGATGTTGCAAAGCACAACATCTCTCAGCACACCCTCTTCGGAGGGTGTTTTCGCCTGCAACACCCACCATTTCAGCGGGCCTGAGGTAGAACGTTCAGCGAACATCCGCGCCTCGCCACGTCGCATTGGTGTCGCACGGAATAAGCGCGAGGAGTTGTAAGCCTTTGGAATCTTTCGGAAACGTGTCGCACAGGTTTGCAACACCGCAAGACAGGACAAAGCCGCCCCGAAGGCGGCCTAAGTCTTTGTAATTGCGAAGTTAATTTTGGTTGCGGGAGCAGGATTTGAACCTGCGACCTTCAGGTTATGAGCCTGACGAGCTACCGGGCTGCTCCACCCCGCGCCGGTTGTGACGGTGTTTTGTCACTGGTGCGTTGATCCAGCTATTGCGTATTTGTTTTGCTTTGCTGGAAGATATCGAAAGAGAGAAAGTA